TATTCCTTTTGCTGGCCTGGCTCTTGATCAATATCAAAAAGGTCAGTGCCGCATTGAAGCTATCCGTGCCAGTATGCCAGCAGATGAAATTGCAAAGGTGTGCAAATGAAAACTTCATGGACCGTGGAACTACAAGAGGATCCAGCTACTGGCGATTGTATTCTGGAGTTTCCTCCTGAAATGCTGACTCAAGTGGGCTGGAAAGAAGGCGATGTGCTCACATGGACAGATCAGGGCAACGGTAGTTGGAGTTTGAGTAAAAAAGCTGTCAACGAAGTAACTGAGTAAGGCGTTGTATATATGTAGGGTAGAAAGTTCTAGTCTACAAGTTTCAAACTAACCTTAATGGAGAATCAAATGAAACAACTTATCGCTCTTATCGCAACCGCTTTCGCAGTATCCGCATTTGCCGCAGAAGCACCCAAGGCTCCTGTAGCAACTCCAGCAGTGACCAAAGCTGACGCACCTGTTCCTGTTGTCAAGGAGGACAAAAAGGCGCCTGTAAAAAGTCCCGCAAAAAAGGACGACAAAAAGGCTGCACCAGCAACTGCACCAGCTAGCAAGTGATATAGAGGACAGTGACGGCGATAGCTACGACGAAATAGATTTTTTTGTAGCATATCGTCGTCCTGAACTTGTACACAACAAACAACAACTAGACGGTGATCTCAGTGAACACATTAAGTTTAGGCTGTGGCTCGCAAGGCAACTTGCACTCGCAAAGTACCAAGAAAAATGGGGCGGATGATGCCTCATTTTTTCTATCCAAGGATCGAGATCGGGCTTGCGAAATACGAAGCTATCTTGAGCGGCATTTAGATGCAGACCAAATAGCACATAGAATGAAGTTAGATAAAACCGTCGTGGATAAATACCTAAGCACTTTAAGGAGCCGGTTATGAAATATCTATTATCAGCGATTGCTTTGATGTTCGCACTCAGCGTACACGCAGAAGCAGAAACCAAGAAGGTTTGCCACCCTGACGAGAAGACCAAGAAGGAAGTGTGCAAGACCATCAAGGTTCACAAGAAAGCAGAAAAAGTTACCACTGGTAGCCCAACTGATCCAGAACCAAAGAAAAAGAAATAAAAGTCAATACGGTTTGGTAAAGAAACCCTTGCAATATTACCAAAAGGTATTGCAAGGGTTTCTTGTTTTTGTTATACTTAGATCATGCTGTGATACAGCTACTTTATAAAGGAAACTTAAAAATGAAACATCAAACTAAAGCAATCCGCAATTTTGACCTTACTACCAAGCAAGGTAAACTATTCAAGGCCTTGGTCTTGGATGGAGAGGTTCTGAGCGAAGCACAAATCCAAAAGCGTTTTAGCATCGCTAATCCAACTGCTACCATCAGCGTTATTCGTAACCGTGGTTATGCAGTTTATGCCAAGGCTCGTAAAGCAGGCAATGGCGTTCAGGTAACTGAATACCGTCATGGCGAAGCCAGCCGCAAAATGGTTGCGCTCGCATACCGCGCTCAGTCTTTGGGCATCACAGTCTAATTGATTTTGGACTAATCAAAGGTGCTTTAGGGCACCTTTTTTCTTGACCAGACCATGGTCTCATGCTATAATTGCGTTATGAAAATTAATGTTATATCAGACCTGCATCTTGAGTTTGGCGACCTAGAGTTGCCAGGCGGAGACGTGCTGATTTTGTCAGGTGATGTGTGCGAAAGCCGCACCCTGACCAAGTACAAGTATGACCCAATGAACATCATGACTGATGTAGGCGATCTCAAACGTATGGATCGTGCTCAGCGTTTCTTCCATGAAGAATGTGCCAAGTACCGCGAAGTTATCTATGTTATGGGCAATCACGAACACTATCACGGACGCTACGACAAGACTGTGCATGAGCTCAAGGCCACTGTGCCGGACAATGTGACAGTGTTGGAAAACGAACACGTTGAAATTGACGGTGTGATATTCTTGGGTGCTACACTGTGGACTGACTGCAACAAGGGTAATCCCATGTGTGTGCAGGTGCTCAAGCATGGTATGAATGACTACCGTGCTATCACCAACAAGGCAGGACCTATCTATCGCAAGCTGACTCCGCAAGATACCATGGAAACTCACATGCGTACCAAGGAGTACTTCAAGACCATATTGGAATTGAATCGCGACCGGAAGATTGTGGTGTGTACGCATCATGCGCCCAGCTATCAAAGTGTGCATGAGCACTACCGGCACGATGTGGACATGAACGGTGGATATGCCAGTGACCTAAGTGAGTTTATCTTGGATCACGAAAACGTGCTGTTTTGGACACACGGGCACATGCATGACCCAAGTGACTACATGATTGGGCAGTGCCGTGTGATCTGTAACCCACGTGGCTACAGGGGATACGAAACACAAGCAAACATTTTTGATCCCACAGTTGGGTTTGAAATTTGAGCCAGAAAGGTTGACCTTGCGAGGTCAATCGTATAAAATACTATAGTCAAGGAAATACAAATGAAAATCAATCTACGTAAATCATCAGCTCTACAAAACTCCATCCAAGAAACCATGCGCGGTATCACAGTGAACTTGGAAGTGAAAATCAACGAATTCCAAACACCAGAAACAGTGTTGAATCAAAAGGCCGAGGAAGTGATGATTGCAGACAGTCGTCGCAATGACCTGTTGGTTGCATTGTACAGCATTCGTGCGCAGGTAAACATTGCCAACGCACAAAGTGGTGTGGCAGATCGCTTGGCACGTGCGGCCTATACCGACAAGCGCATTGAGCAACTGGGCGTGTTTGCATCAGCTGAAAATCGCGATGACATTGAAGTGATCAAGGGCAAGCTGGAAAAGATCAAAACTCGTCCAGCGGACAGTCGTGCGAGCCTTTACGGTCACCACGATGATGTCACAACTGGCGTGTTGCCACGTGAAGCCTTGGACCAAATCAAAGTGGTCTTGCGTGACATGAAAAAACAAAAGCAACGTATCAATGACGAAATTTTGGAATTGAACGTGCGTACAGAAATTGAACTGAGCGCAGAAGTAATTGAAATTCTGCAACGAGAAAATTTGGTTTAAGGGTCTGGCTTCGGCCAGGTCCGTGGACGAGTAGAGAGATGAGAGCAGGCACCATCTAGTTCATTCTAACCAATGATACTGGAACTTAACTCCAACCTCTGAACAAGGTTCGTGACCTAATGCTACTGGCTAACATATTGCGATTTGTGCATTGCTACCAGTCATACTAGGTCCTCTGTGGATTATCTGTTGCATATTGACCATTGTCAATTGTCCAGCCCGCAACTTGCTCTACCCAGTCCTAAATATTTCATTAACTTTAGGAGATATAAAATGAAAAAACTACTAGCACTATGCTTTGCTCTTGTGGCAGGAATTGCCCAGGCTGATTCTGTTATTATTGGGGTTGCACCAAACAGCAACAAAAATAACACCACAGACGTTGACTCGACCACTTACATTGTTAAAGGTGTGTTTGATGTTACTGACAAGAAAGATGTATTTGTTGATGTCATGGTTTCACCTAGTCGCAACAGTTCAACACTCAGCATCACCAATCAGTATGAAGTTGGTGCAGGATATCGATTCCTAAACAGTTCACCTGTTACGCCTTATGTACGATTGGGCATGGGCGCAATTGAAGTCAGCAAGGTAGCTACCATGACATATGGTGGCGTGGAAGTTGGTGCAGTGGCTCGTGTGCCTGGTACGAACTTTTGGGTCAAACCAGACTACACCGTAGCCACTGGTATCAATACAAGTGCGCTGGATATTCGTATGACACGAGTACAACTGGGTTATGATGTCACAGCCAAGGACTCGATTGCTATTCGCCAGGACTGGATCCGAGGTGACATGGACACCAATACTGTGTGGCTGGCATACTCACGTAGATTTTAATAATTTACAAGTTCAATAAAAAACCGCCTTCGGGCGGTTTTTAGTTTTGTATTACAGCAACGTTAGGATCTTCGTTTACCCATTGGTATGCAGTAGAATCCTGTATATTAACAGGTGCTTGGATGATCTCCAATGTTTGTGACAGTGACTCTCCTGGATACATGATTTCGAATACCGTATGAATATCCGTTGCAGGACTAAGATCACAAGATGTAATGTAACTTATCCAAGCATCAAGAGTCTCAACATCTATTATTGTTTGATGGCATTTTAATTCTTGTGCTGATATCACTTCAAACTCCCAAGTTACTCCGGGAAAAAGTGTTTTAGTTTCAGTGCCATACATCATTAGCCAAACTTGTTTCCATGTTTCAAACATAGGATTATCAGCAGGCAAAGTGCTAGGGTCTAAGAAATAGTCCCAAGTGGTGTTTCCAGTTTTGGTATATGTCAGTACTGATTTTAGCATAACAAATTTATCCTTTAATATTGTTATTTAGCCGCAGACCTGCTACAATTTACGCTATGCCAAATTCAACTCTCACACTAAACCCATCAGGGTCAGCATATGGAAATGTAACTATTGCAGGAAGTGGTGGTAGCTATCGCCTAACCGGCGCAGTGGGTGCAGGTGGCACTTATACCATGCCCTGGAACGGTGCTGGCAGCAACAATTGGAGTGTTACACAAAGTCCGGTTATGACCCTAAATGCAGGATCAAGTCCAAGTCTTCAAGTTTCGGGCGATGCAGATATCCGGGGAAACCTCACAGTAAATGGCGCCAACATATCCGAAATACTGGAAAAAATACAAGAACGACTGGCAATCCTGGTGCCTGACCCCAAGCGCCTGGAAAAATACGAAGCCCTGAAACAGGCCTATGATAACTATAAATTGCTAGAGGCCTTGTGTGTTGATGAAACTATTAAGACAAAATGACAGATGGTACATTGATTGTGGTTGTGTGACTCGTGACTGGCGAGCCGAATGCCAGCGTTGGTGTTGGGAAGCATGGGGCACAGACTGGGGCGATGTGGACACCCGTTTGGATCACACCATTTTTATCTTCAAACGCACAGACCATGCCACATGGTTCATGCTACGCTGGGCTTGACATTATAATTATAATATGCTATAATAAACCATGACAACCATAACCTTAACTAATCCAACTCGAGCAACCGAAGCAGGCGCCTGGGCTGTGAAAAATATCGGCTACAAGTATTGGACCATGAGTGTAGAAAGTCTTTTTCACAACACCAGATATGAGTTCAAGTTCAAAAACAAAGATGACGCTACACTGTTTGCACTAAAATGGATCTAAAACGCCCGTTAATCTTTGTTGGCAGTCGCAACCTGATCAACGACATGGCCATTGCCGCAGAAGCAGATGGACGTGAGATTGTGGGTGTGTTGGACAAACAATTTTGGGGCAATCAAGACTCAGTGGGTAGTGGCAAGATTCCTGTAATTGGTTCTGAGGACTGGTTGCTGGACGCCGACAATGCCACAGCACAGCAATGGTTACGCACCTGTGATTTCATTGTGGCCAGTTACTGGGATGGAGGACAGCATGTTGCAGGTAGCTTTGACCCCGGGCAGGTGCGACTGAGACAAATTAACATGCTAGAACAAAGTGGTGCAAATATCATTAACCTGATACATCCTAGTGCAAGGGTAGACGGGTTGTACAGCCGATATGGAGATATTAAAATTGGCCGCGGAGTATTTCTTAATCGTGGATTTATAATGGTAAGTGCTGGTATCACAATTGGTGATCATTTTGTTGGCGAAGCAGAGGCTGGTATTGGTGACGGTGTAACTATAGGACGTAATACTATCATGTCTTGTCACACGCATTTGTATCAATGTTCAGTTGGAAACAATGTGTACATGGGTGCGTACTCTCGTATAAACATCTGGCATAAAAAGTCGCCTATTGTGATTGGCAACGATGTTACAATATTCACAAACGCAGAAATAATCAAAGATGTGCCAGACGGACACATGTACACCGCAGACGGCAGGGTACTGCGTAAGCGAAAGGTACTGGATGATGATCAAGGACGAGTCGTTACCATTCCCTGAGCACTGGACCCGAGTGTTTGTGTCTTGGCGACGCATGCTGGAGCATCAACCCGATGTTCAACAAATGCTGGACTGGATTGAAAATGACTACGCAGGACTTGCCAGGTATCAGCTGAGAGGATATGAAACTCCAGATGATCCCACAGCAGGCTTTTTGTTTTACTTTGAAGATGAACGAGACGCAAATGTTTTTATTCTCAAGTGGTTATGAACTCAGCACAAACACGTAGATACCGCAGGGCGTTTCGTACACTGGAACACTATGTTCTAATCGATGCTGAGAAACACAGGGCCGCTGGCGCTTGGTGTTTGGCGCAGTTTGGAAAAAGATGGGAAGCTATAGACCACCCTGATGGTTTCTGGGCAATGTTTTGGGCCGGCAGAGAAGATCACGACAGGTACATATTTCATTTTGCAGAAGATAAGGATGCAATGTTGTTTTCATTGAAATGGCTATGAGATACACAGTAACACTACCACACGAGTACGAATGGAATGCAACGGAATGGGCCAAGGAGCACTGCCCCAGCTATCTTTCTGCCACAGCACATTTACGGTTAGGTCGCGACTTACCTCCATCCAAAGTTGACTATCATTTTGCGGATCCCAAAGATGTGGTAATTTTTTCACTGAGGTGGTTATGAACATATATTACGAAATTGTGTCGCCAGGTACCATGTTTGGCGAACCCATCGAAACTCGGTACTACACGCACACCATAAACTCTCGACGCGGCGAAGCCATGCACACCGGCTTGTTTGACAACAGTAGCAGAGTCTGGGTAGAAGAAGATGGTCATGTTCGTTTTATCCGAAATGATCCTGCTCGGCCATTCATCCATCAACCCGAAGTGGACCTAAAAGAGTTCATGTGGATCAAACTGAGTGCAAAGAATTTGCCCGTTTAGAATTCCAACAATTCACTTTTGTGTTAAACTGTACACATGAAGATTGTAACTTTGCCATTCCGTGAAGGAAGTTCAGAACAAGAATCGCACCGTGGTGTGATGATTTCTCGTTGGTTGAAAGAACAAGGCTTACAAATGGGCCGAGACTACACCTGGCGACTGGATCAAAGCAAGCATGAAATTGAGTTCATGTTCAACGGCGAAGCAGAAGCCTGGGCCACCATGCTGACCATGAAAGAACTATGAAGATACTTCCTATTGAACCATTTTACGACAATTTGCAAACACACCATCGTGACAACAAAATCGATGTGGACTTCTGGGACTGGCTCAAAGCTGAGTACGGAGTATACCAAGTGCATCTGGTCAGTAACCCCACGCAGGTGGGCGAGAAGGATGCGTCAGGCTTGATGTTTGGTGAAGAAGAAGATGCCACACTATTTGCACTAAAATGGAGCTAGAACAAGAATTCCTGCAAAGAGCTGCCAAAGAAGTGGCCGAGCAAATAGATCGTAATGTTTTGAATCAAATGCTTTGGGAGATAACCTTGGACAAATGTGTGGGCTGGACCCCTGTTGAATTGAAATGGGAAAAGGGCAAAGATACCAGTTACTTCTGGAATGAAGCCTGTGCATGGGCTGTGGAAAACTTTGGTCTTCCGGGTGACAACTATGTTACTCATCCTGAAGTGGATAACATGCTGTTCTTGTTCAAGCACCGAGAGCATGCCATGCTCATGACACTGCGATGGATCTAACGTGAAATCTCATGTGCTGACCCGTGATGAATGGAACCGAATACGCGAACAAATTCGTACAGAATTTGGACCAAGCATGGTCATGCTACGCAGTAGAATGCGAGAAGAGCTGGGGTTTCTTCCACGTGAGCATCGTGACTGGGTGCCAAAAATGGATGGCGGCCACTGGGGCGACACAGAGATCCACATTGACTTCTACACAGAGTCTGCCCGAACTTGGTTTTTGCTAAAATTTATCTAGTCCAAATCTCTTGCATTAAATAGCTGTATAAGGTATAATACACTATGGACGACAAAGAGCTCCAGCAAATTGCTGAAATGTTTGACACTATAATTTCTAGTCCTAGCCAGGCTGTACAGGACGCATTTCGCAGTCTCACGGTGTTGGCCACACTGGGAAAATCCGAGCATGCAGAAACAGGGCCTTTTGAAAAGTTATTTGAACGATTAGAAAATTTAGAGTATCAAATGAGAGAGTTGCGCAAGGATGTGCAGATACAACAAGCCAGCGAATACGATTTCAAAATAAGTGACGACAACATGCAGATAGATTGGGCCAACCAAATCAACCAAATAGGTGGATCAGCAGATGTCATTACTATAAGTTCTAGCACCGGCTCTTTGATTGACGTATCAACACTTGACTTGAACTTGACTTCAGACAAAATTAAATTTTAGGATTATCATGGCACAGCATACACACTACTGGAGTTGCACTCCCTTCGCAGACTGGCTTCGCGGCACCAAAAAGCTCAGTGCGGGCACCGCAGAAGAATGGGACGACTGGACCACTCGGGCCCAAATCAAACACAACTTCCGCTACTGGTTAGCAGAAGAAGCACTTGGGCATATTCAAGATTTTGTGACCTGGCCCACAAGGACTCTTCACAGTATCAAATACTACATCAACAACCGCTGGGTCACACGCACTCATGCTCTTACTGCTCACGCCCGGGATATCAAGCCCGGCAACTGGTGTGATGTTGGCAACAGGTTTCTACCATGCTTATTCAATGAGCTTGTGGACTTTGTTGAAATAGAGTCAGCATGGAGCCATATTGCCTGGGGCAGTAAGGAAGACCGTGCCAAATACAATCCTCCATTCTATGCTTCAGGTTGGTGGCGTTGGAGAACTTGGCGTTGCCCACAAGCAGGTATAGACCATCTTGACTGGGCCATGACACTTAAATTTGGCAACGATATGGGCGTGGAAGAAGGCAGCGAACACTATGGCCAACCCACTGGTCAAGCTGTTCGTGCCCAAGAAATCAAAGAGCTTTACACATGGTGGACTGTGACCTATCGTGCTCGTCCTGATCCATACGATGCCAGTGGATGGACTGAGTACTGCGAAGCCTGCCGTGCGGCCAATGGTGGCAAGCTAAGTTGGATGAGCAGTGATAAAACTCCTGAACTCAAAGCCATGAGCGATGCCGCTCATGAGAAACTTCGAGAAATTGAAGCAGCCTACGAAGCAGAAGATGAAGCCATGATGATCCGTTTGATCAAGGCTCGAGACAGTTTATGGACTTGAAGTGCATACACTGTGGCTCAGGGCAGGGCTACAACGAACACCACGATGCCTACTACTGTGAGCCTTGCAATGCATGGATGGAAGAACCATGCACTGATCCGGACTGTGAGTTTTGTGCCACACGCCCAGAAAAACCCATGGTTGACAACAAAACCCAGAATAATGTATAATTAAATATATCCTTCAGGAGTTTACATGGAAATTTTTACATACATTGGTATCGCATGGGCAATTATGATGATTCTTAAATTCATGGCCGCACGTGCAGAAACACGTGCCACAGTGGATCTAGTACGTGCTGAAGCTGATCGACGTATTCGTGTGGTCAAGTTGGAGCCTGTGCCGGACAAGGGATTGATCCTGGCCTTTGATGATGAGAACCATGACTTCCTGGGCCAAGGCACCAGCAACGAGGAAGTCAAGCAACGCATCATTGAACGCTTTCCTGAAAAGATCTTTTTGCTCAACGACAAAGTATTCTCAGCACTTGAGCTAAAAGGCATCAAACAATGACACCTCAGACTCCTGCCGAAGGAATTCTACTACACAAGGACTTTGGAGATGCCAAGTATTACACCGTACCGTGTGACTGCTGTTCAACCGATTGTGCCCACACCGTCTGCGTTGAAGCAGAAGACACCGGAGTCACAGTCACAACATACACCCAACAAAAAACCAAATGGTGGCAACTCAACAGATGGCAAATCATTTGGCGACTGCTTACAAGAGGTTATGCGGAATACGAAGCCTCTATCATCATGACCCGCCAACAGGCTGTTAATTATGCAGGTGTGCTACAAAGTGCCAGCCAGGACGTAGAAACATTCCGTAAACAACAGCAAGTTAAAAAATGATCAATCTAAAATTTGATATAGGCAATCCATGGAGCGACACATGCAGATGGGCTATACTTTGGAACAAAAGTGGTTTGTTTACCAAGCACAAGGCTTGGGAATTCAATGGTTACCGGACGAGTCGGGTGGTTGATATAGAATTTGATTTGAGACTCAGAGGTGATCATGCAGGCGCTAGAATCATGTTAGGGTTGTTTGGCCATGAAGTTGAACTACATTTCTACGATGTTCGGCACTGGAATCACGATACCAACACCTGGGCAACTCATGATTGAATTTTGGCACGCCGTTGAATGGTTTGTGTACGGCGCTGTTGTGGGATATTTTGCACACCCGATTTGGCACCTGTTGACAAGAATTGTCGAAGAAGCTAAAATAGCTAAAACTGAGTGGAGAAACCCCAAATGACCATGCACCTTGTACACCCTAGTCTTAGTCTCACAGGCAAAAAGCGCGGCAAAATAAAATTTGCATCAGCGGCTCATGCGGCCAAGGCTCGTGAACAGGCCGAAAGCTGGGCGGCACTGCAAGCCAAATGGGCTCCCTCTAAAGTTGTGTCTACTCCTCGTAAACAGACTCTTGAATACAAACTAGAGATTCCTGCAGAACGCAACAGTCGTTTGATTCCCAGTCGCGACAGCGGGTTGGGCAATGCTACCAAGCCTGCACCCAAAGTCTATACCGGGGATAAAATCGTTGGTATTGCCACCATGCACAAGTCAAACATGGTGCCTGTGTTCAGCAACCAAGAAGCTGAGGACATTAGTAAAATGCGTCGAGGCTGACGCTTAACCCAAGAAAGAGTAATATCGTGGCCAAAGAAGAATCCCTACGCAGTTCAGGGGTCGTTTACGAAGTGTTGCCCAATGCTACATTCCGTGTTGAATTAGATGAGTCCAAGCATAAAATCATTGCCTATACAGGGGGCAAACTTAGACAGAATGCAATTAAAATCCTGTTAGGAGATCGAGTGGATGTAGAAATGAGTCCATACGATTTGACCAAAGGACGAGTGATCTATCGTAATAAATAAGTGCATGAACCACATGCGCGAAATAATCACTCTAGTAGAATCCAAGGAAAAAGCAGAACTAGAACTACTGCCCTTGCCGTACAAACGTACAGATTTGGCACCTGTCAAAAGCAAAGAAACATTGGATTACCATTATGGCACCCTAGCCCGTGGTTATGTTGACCGTTACAATGCAGGTGAAGGTGATGCTGACTTCAATGAAGCAGGTGCGTACTTGCACAACATATACTTTCCACAACTGCAAGAACCCAAGTCTGGCAACAAGCCCGACGGTGCTAGCCTTGCGCTGATAAATCGACGTTACACTTCGTTTGTAAACTTTCAAAAGAAAATAGAAGAAGAAGCTATGACCATTCAAGGGTCTGGCTGGGTGTACATGGCTCGCAATGGTGACATCAAAACTATCAAAAATCATGCTGTCAAGAAAGATATTGCACTGCTGATTGACTGGTGGGAACATGCCTGGGCACTGGACTACCAAGCAGACAAGGCCCAATACCTCAAAAACATCTGGCGCATAATCAATTGGGAAACCGTGAACCGCAGGATCTACAGCGGGGGACGATAACCCCATGGATGACTCACCTTCCAGTGGAAGACCTCAGAGAGAAAAGATTCTCACCTCCCAACACAAAGGAGAAATGCGTGTTGAGTCTGAATCTACTGTATTTGAATTTCGATTTCCATCCTCTAGTAGTTACAGTTTTACCTGGCCTGATCTAACGGATTTTTTCTCGCGCTGGGGATTAAAAATTTGGGTAGGTACAGTTGACTTAAAATTGATCCATTCTATGCATCTAGCCGAGTTCTCCGCGGTCATGGCAACCAATCGGGTACTAGGAGGAGAAGGCAATCCATTAAGTACCATCTACTATCCCAAAGTAATCTACAAAGAAGATCCACTAGGCGAAAATTATCACACTCCTGTTGCTGTGTATCACAACATGCACACCAATCAGTTTCACGTGACCAAAGGGTACAAAAAACTAACAGCATGCCAGCTGAGCAATCGAACATTGCATCCAGTGATATTGACATCAATGAAAAACAAATGTCCTTTGCCGGGCATGACATTAATTGAAAAAGATGAAGAACTACGCAACTGGATGCAAAGCAATACTTCAAATATTCTCAGTTCCCCAACAATATCAATGGAATTTAGAAACTTTGGTAGCGGATTGCACCCAATGGTTCCAGTCATACACTGGCTGGATATAAATGACAATGCCGGACAACGACCTCAATGGAATGACTGGCTTGAGTTTGATTGCAAACTGTGGAAACATCAACCTCGTCTTGTACTGGTTACAACGCTTCCGGGCGCCGAAAAACATACCAAGTACAATGAATATTTCAATTACCGTTGGACTGATCAAAAAACAATTGATGTTGCTGCCGCACGTGCATGCATGGACGATAGCGTGTGCGCCACTGTGTTTGCTCCCAGCACTGTTATAGGACGGCAATTGACCAATGCACTAGTGTGGTTTTCTACTGATGCTGACCGTAATATTGTTGGCGCAGTTGTTGCAGAAGATTATGCTATAGTGTACAATAACGATTCAGATTTAATAATCAACATGCCGCCGGGCTTTTTAGAGAAAAGAGACGAATGACTTATATTGTGAATGGAAATTGTGTCAAGTGTAGATACACTGACTGCGTGGTTGTGTGCCCCGTAGACTGCTTTCTTGCAGGACCGAACATGCTGGTAATCAACCCCGACGAGTGTATTGATTGTGGAGTATGCGAGCCTGAGTGCCCTGCAGATGCCATACGATCTGACAGCAATATAACGCCAGAGTTAGAATGGTGGCGTGATAAAAACAAAGAACTCACAGCAGTTTACAAGCCAATAAATCGTAAAGAATCAGCACCAGAAGATGCTGATCATTGGAACCCTAAGTTAAATACAACTATAGGCGATAAAAAGGATCTAATATGATAACCATTACCACAAGTGCAGCCACCCGAGTTCGAGATTTACTGATTGACGAAAAGGATCCAGATCTTAAACTGCGCATATTTGTACAGGGTGGCGGATGCTCAGGCATGCAGTACGGCTTTACATTTGACCAAGAACAGAACGAAGATGACTTTGATATTGAAGTTGACGGTGTGCATTTCCTGGTAGATTCCATGAGTAGTCAGTATTTGCAGGGCGCAGAGATAGACTACACCGAAAGTGTCATGGGGTCTGAGTTCAAAATCAAGAATCCCAACGCCCAAACCAGTTGCGGATGCGGCAGTAGCTTCAGCGTCTGACCGCCAAATTCCATTATCTATCTGCCTGCATAAATATCAAATATGAGGGTAGATAATGTCTCAACAACTGATCGACGTCGGTAACGTAGCCGGTGATGGCACCGGTGATACGCTGTACGCAGCCTTTACCAAAACAAACAATAATTTCGCTGAGCTCTATTCCACAGTAGAGACCCAGGGCCTGACCTATGTCAATGTAGCCAGCACAACATCCAGTGCAGGCACCGGCGCACGATTCACAGTCACACGTTTCGTAAACGAGTATTCTGCCACAATCGTACATCGAGGTTCTGGATATGCTGTAGGTAATACTGTAGTAATTTGGGGCAATGCACTAGGTGGCACAACTGGACTAAATGATGTAACGTTAGCAGTTGGCACATTGGGTAATGCCACAGTGGGTAACATTGCCACATTCACCACATCTGGCACACCTGTACAACCAGTGCTGACTGTGGCTGGGCGTGTGGGTAATGTGGTACTTACTGTTAATGATGTACTGGGTGCAGTAACACCTGCAGATTTGCAGAGCAATATTGCATCTGCCAAAGTTGTTGTTTCCAATTGGATTGCAGCCAACATTGCGGCATCACAAAACACAGCTGATATCACAGGCGGTAACATTGATGGTGTGGTCATCAGCAACTCTACCCTGGTCAACACTGGTGGAACTTTCAGCACTGTAACAGTAACAGGGTTAACGCAGACCAACACGCTGTTGGTCAACTCCACTGCAACTGTAGGTGGTAACCTAAACTTTACTGCCGGCAAAGGAATCAGATTTGGCGACAACACTGTTCAGCTCACAGCGGCAGCAAGCCCAGACCTAAGTGGATATGCAACCACCACTCAACTTGCAACCAATGTCAACACTCTGACTTCAAATGCCGCTTCACAAGGTGCGGCTATCAATGCACTGCGAGCAAATGTCACAGCAGCCAATGCTGCCATTGCGGTCCTGGAGGGGTCGGACTTTGCTACAAATGCCAGTTTAACTGCGGCAAATGCGTCTATTGCGGCGGTTCAATCGTCATTAAGCGGGTATGCTACCACTAGTGCTGTCAACACACTGACTGCAAATGCGGCTGCTCAGAGTGTTGAGATTGCTGGCTTACGTGCCAATGTCATTGCGGCCAATGCAACTATTGCGGCACTACAATCCGTAGACTTTGCAACCAACGCCAGCGTTATTGCTGCCAATGTGGCCATTGCTGGTCTACGTGCCAACGTCACTGCATCCAATGTACGTATCGCCAGCACAGAAAACAATATCACAGCCCTGCAAGCCAACTCAGCCACGCAAGGTGCCACACTAAATTCACTCACTGCCAATGCTGGTACTCAGTCAACTGAAATCACTGACCTAAGAGCAAATGTCACTGCGGCCAATGCGTCTATTGCATCATTGGTATCTAATGCGGCAGGGCAAGGTGCCACACTAACTGCATTGAGTGCCAATGCAATTTTACAACAAAATGAACTCAATAGTCTAACTGCCAATGCGGCCAGTCAGAACATTGCTCTAAATACGCTGACTGCCAATGCGGCAAGTCAGGCACAAACTCTAGCTGGATTTGAAGCCAACGCGGTAACACAAGCTGGCCTAATAGGTGCGCTGGAAGCCAACGCAGGCACACAGGGATCATTGATCACTGCATTGTATACCAATGCCGCAATCCAAACAGGACAACTAACTACACTCATCAGCAACTCATCAGCTCAAAGTGTCGAGATTGCCGGAGTGAGAGCCAACATTGAAGCAGCCAATGCGGCCATTGCAAGCCTAGGATCTTCATCGTTGACCATTGTTGATTTGGCTCCGTATGCTACCGTATCTCAGCTGACTGCTAACATCAACACCATGACATCTAATGCGGCCAGTCAAGCTGTGCAGATGTCTGCAATTCGTGCAAATGTCACAGCGGCCAATGCCGAAATACAACTAAGAGCCAGCATCTCCGGACAAACATTTACCGGTAACGTTACTGTTCCAAACCTAAATGTCACTACCCACGCAGTGGTAGGCGGAAATGTTTATGCCAGTCAAGTACAGGCAACTAACGTCAACGCCACAACTGGCACATTTACCTCAGTCAGCGGTACACTAACTACTGCTAGTCAAACCAATATTACCGCAGTTGGTACATTAGGTGCACTGGCTGTAACTGGCAATGCAACAACTGGCAATGTAAGCGGAACCACAGGCGTATTCGCAAATGTCATCGGATCATTGTTTGGCAATGTAACAGGTGTTAGTGTATCTGCAACCACCGGCACATTCACAAATGTAACAGGCACACTACAAACTGCCAGCCAAACCAATATTACCGCAGTGGGTACTTTGGGTACTCTAGCTGTTACTGGTAATGCGGCCACTGGTAATGTAAGTGGCTCTACTGGTACATTCAGCAACATACGTGGTAAGTTGCTTGATCCAAATCAAAACAACATTACAACTGTTGGAAACTTGACCACATTGGCGGTATCAAACGATTCATATTTTGGCGCCAATATTTGGGTCACCGGAAACATAATATCAAACAATATTTCTAGTAATTTAATATCCGGCATCACTGGGGGGTTTACCGACATTGTTGGCACTGTACAAACATCTGCTCAACCTTATATCACTACTGTAGGTACCCTGGGTACACTGGCTGTCACTGGCAATGTCACAGCCGCTAATGTTGTTGTTGGATCAATTTTTGGTTCCATTGCTACTGCAAGCCAACCTAATATAACCGAAATTGGTACCTTAAGTGATCTAGACGTTGGCAACGATGTGACCATTGGTCGCGATTTAACTATTGCAGGTAATTTATATATTTCCGGCAACACCACTTCAGTCAATACGCAAGAGTTGAACGTAACTGATAAAAATATTATTCTGGGCAATGGCACACCAAATGCCGCGTCTGCCAATCTAGGTGGTATCACACTGGGTGGTGCCAATGCGTCAATCACGTATTTTTATCCATATGATGGATGGGTGTTTAATAAATCAATCAGCACCCCGAATATAGTAGTTGACAATTATGTATCTACAGCAAACTTAATAATGACCAATGGCAACTTCATTGGTGCAAATGGGCAAGCAGGATTAAGCAATCTCACACTGTCAAACATCACAGGTAATATTGCTACATTTAGCACAGTGAACGGTAACGTGTCAGGCACGAATGCAACATTTACAAATGTATCAGCTACATCAGTTGGTGGCACATTAACTACTGCTAGTCAAACCAATATTACCGCAGTGGGTATACTGGGTTCTTTATCAGTAACTGGTAACGCAACTACAGGTAACGTGTCAGGTACTACAGGTACATTCACAAACATACGTGGTGCTGTGCTTGATGCAAGCCAGACCAATATCACTGCTGTTGGTACACTAGATACTCTGGCTGTGACTGGTAACGCAACTACAGGTAACGTGTCAGGTACTACAGGTACATTCACCAGCATTCGTGGTACACTACTGGATGCGTCACAAACCAATATCACTGCTGTGGGCACACTAGGTACCTTGTCAGTTACTGGTAATGCCAGCACTGGCAATGTGAGTGGTACCACTGGTACATTCACTGGCATTCGTGGTGCTGTACTTGATGCAAGTCAAACCAACATTACTGCTGTAGGTACACTGGGTACACTGGCTGTCACTGGCAATGCCAGCACTGGCAATGTGAGTGGTACCACTGGTACTTTCACCAGCATTCGTGGTGCTGTACTTGATGCAAGTCAACCCAACATTACTGCTGTTGGTACACTGAATTCGTTGGGGGTAACTGGCAATGCATCAACTGGCAATGTGTCAGGCACAACTGGTACATTCACTAGCATACGTGGTACCTTGTTGGATGCAAGTCAACCCAACATTACTGCTGTTGGTACACTAGATTCTTTAGCAGTAACTGGCAATGCATCAACTGGCAATGTGTCAGGCACAACTGGTACATTCACTAGCATACGTGGTGCTGTACTTGATGCAAGTCAAACCAATATCACACAAGTTGGTACCTTAGTATCTCTGGCAGTAACTGGTAATACCAGCACCGGCAACGTAAGTGGTACAACTGGTACATTCACCAGCATACGTGGTGCTGTGCTTGATGCAAGTCAAACCAATATCACACAAGTTGGTACTTTAGTTTCGCTAGGGGTAACTGGCAATGCATCAACTGGCAATGTGTCAGGCACAACTGGTACATTCACCAGCATACGTGGTGCTGTGCTTGATGCAAGTCAAACCAACATTACATCCGTTGGCACATTAATTGGACTCAACGTAACAAATGCTATTGCAACTGGTTCTATCAATACCAGCAATGCTCAGATCACTGGCGGCAATGTAAGCGTCACAACTGCAACTGCTGCCAACTTCAGTACTGCAAATGCTGTTATCAGTGGTGGTAACATAACTGCAACACCAATTGGTGTTGCGAATCCATCAACTGGTAAGTTCACAACACTACAAGCCACTGGCTTGTCGTATCTAGGCAATGTCACTGCCAACTCTATTCAATTGGTTGAACTGATTGCAAATACTCGTGTAACTGCAAATCTGTTTTCGGGTTACATTGAAACACAAACTCAACCAAATATTACCGCAGTTGGTACCTTGGTATCATTGGGAGTTACTGGCAACATTGGTGCTGGAAATATAACTGTTACCGACACTATCACAACCGGCAACATAAACATTGCTGGTACGTTAGGCATCTTGAACATCAATGCCAACGTCACTGGTGTTACTGCAAACGTAGAAAGTATTACTGTTAGTGGGGTGGGCTATGCTAACGCCTTGGTTGCCAATGCTGTAATTGCATTACAATACCTAGAAAGTCCGCTAGTGAGCATGACTGGTGACGCCACTATTACTGGTAACTTAATATCTTATAATGGTACCACTGGACTTGATACTGGTAGTGGATTACAAGGTGCAATTACCATACCGTTTGGTGGTGCAGCCTTTGGTAAGAACGTCGTTACTCAAAACGATTTTGTGTCAGACAAACTGTACACCAACAATGCATTTGTTACACAAACCGTCACCGCTGGCAATTTATCAGTGTATGGTATTGCCGCAACAGGTAACGTATCCACAGGTAACGTAACTGGTGCCACTGGCGTGTTCAACAATGTTGTTGGTCACTTGTATGGAGACGCTGATGGCGCTACTGCTACCTACAGTCAATTCAACGGCAATGCAACTGGCACCAATGGATCGTTTACAAATCTAACAGGTACACTACAAACCAGCGCACAACCTAATATCACCTCAGTTGGGTCACTGACTTCGCTGGATGTTACAGGCAACATCACCAGCGGTAACGTAAGTGGTACCACTGCTGACTTTAACAATTTCAGTGGACGCATTGTGACCAATGCACAACCATACATTACTACTGTTGGTAACCTAACCAACCTGCAAGTGAATGGCAACATCACATTGACAGGCTCATTTGATGCCAGCCAAGGTAACGTGTTGCTGGGCAACGTGGCCAGTTTGAACGTGTTTGGTCCAGCCACAGTGACTGGTGTGTTCACGGCCAATGGTGGTGCAACATTTAACTCTGTTCCAAGATTCAATACCAACATTGATGTCTACAGTGGAAATGTAAATTTCTTTAGCAACGTTAACTTTAACACCACTGGTAACATTGTTAACTTGTTTGATGAACAAAACATTACTGGTTTGTATTTGGGTACCGCGGCAGAAAACATGTACCTGGGATCAATCACATACAATCCAGGATACCAAGTCAATGCTCAGCTCTTGATAGGCACAGTGTGGACAGCAAATACACTAACCCTACGTGGTGGTGTGCTTGGTAACACACAGGTAACAACAGTAAGAACATTCGGAAACATCATCCAGTCTGGCGGCACAGCCAACGCATTCCCAATCGTTCAAAGAACATATGGTGGAGTGGTAATTGAAGAACTAGCTGCCAACGCCAGCTTGATGTTCTGGAGCAATGGTGCAGGTATCAGTTCAATTGATACCGCAGTGGTTGCAAATGCAACTGCAACTGGCTCATATGCAACCACTGTGTTCCGAAGCAACACCAACAACATTGCAGGAACTATCAGTAATGCGTTTGTGTTCACATCAAATGTGTTCTACATTGCCAACAACGTACCAACCTCAAGTTTGGTCATGCCAGACCCTGCTGGTGGTACAAGTTTGGTCCAAGTTGACCCTCCTGTTAAATTAACCTTTGCCGGAGACAGCTTTGCTACCAATCAAGGTGCAGTGTTGGTGGCAGGCGGTATGGGTGTGGCCAAGAACATATTTGTTGGCGGCAACATCAATGTAGCACAGAACTCAACATTCCAGGCCAACATCATAGTTGGTAACCTGCAGGTAACTGGTGCATTCAGCGTACCGGGTATTGTACTGCCAGCTATTAACGGCACTGTGATTGGTAACGTTGATCCCAAGTCAGCAACATTCACTGACATAAACATTGTGAACACACGTGCCAACGTTCGTGCATTGAGCTTTGATTTCACTAACGGACGCAGACTTGATCCGCGCATGAGCTATACCAGAACAGGTAATGCGGCTGTGACAGATCAATCAGGCAACGTGGTTTATGTTGCAGCCAATGTGCCGCCGATCCACTTTGATGCAAATGGTGTTTGCCAAGGCCTGTTGATCGAAGGTGCAACCACTAACTTGTTCAAACAAAGTACATTCTTTGCCAACACCTTGGTGTATAGCAGTTATGGACTGAGCACTGTGGCTGGAGTGAGTGGGCCAGGCACAGCTGGCTTTGCCAACGCCACTGCGGTGCTATCACCGTTTGGTACCAGTACAGGAGTTGCGTCGTTGGTTGAAGATGCCACAGCTACCTTGCATGGATTTTCAAACACATACGATGCACTGACACCTGCCACTTTCTATACTGCATCAATATTTGTCAAGGCCAACACACGCAGCCAGATCAGCATGGGCTTCCAAGGTGAAGGCGATGGTCCTATATTTGACCTAAGCTACGGAAATATTGTGGCCAATGGTGCAGCCGTGTACAGTGGGGAGATTCGTAGAATCAACACAGACTTTGCAGGACAGCACTGGTATAGAATTTTTGTAACACTAAACAAAACCACTGTCAATGCCAACTGCTATGTTGCACTGGCAAGAACTGGCACAGTGAGCTACACCGGACAACTTGGACTGGGTGGTGCATTTGTAGCTGGCATGCAACTGGAAGCCGCACGTTATGGATCTGGGTTTGTTGAAACCGGATTTGCAACTGCTAGTCGTGGAGCAGCCACAGTGAGTGTTACCCAGGCAAACACAGCCTGGACAGGCAACACTGTTGGCACTGCATTGGTTGTGCAAGCAAGTTTGAACAACGGTGTAACTACCAACAGCTTGACCACAGGACGATTTGCACTGGCCAGCTTTGAAGGCGATGCAAACAACCGCATGCAAATCTATGTGCAAGACGCACCTGGATCCGCAATGCCACGTGCTGCCAACGTGGCAATTTACCAAGGTGGCACACTACAAGCCAACTTGGCAGTGACCACAGCTGGTTGGTTGACAGGTCAACGCATTGGCACCAGCCTTAGATTCAATGACATCAGCGCAGTGGCAGACGGGGGACCAGTAACAAATGACTTGGTTGCTACATTACCAGCATGGACAACACTGTATGTTGGGTCAAGCACAGTTGGAGGATTAAGTACATGGAATGGAACAGTAAATAGAATTGCTATCTATCCAAGACAAATTGAAGACGGTGCGCTACAAGCCAGCACCAAACGAGTATAATAGGACGTAACGAATGCCAAATATCAACCTAATAGGAACAGAGCCAGATCAGATACCAACCAATGCTGATCTTGGCACACTGGCGTTCCAAGATCAAGACTATGTAAACGTTGGAAACTTGATTGTAGCTACTGCGGACATAACAACAGAAGCACGTATAGCACGTGTTAGCACAGCCAATGCATTGATCACTGGCGGTAGTGTAACTGGTATAACTGGGTCTGCAACATTTTGGCTGGTTTCTACCGGGTTGTCAGCTGCCAACGTACAACTAACCGGTACAGCTAGTTCGTGGATGCGTGGTGTAGCAATTGAAACTGCTAACTTGGTAATGAGTGGCGGATCAATTGGTACCACAGCCGCAGGTGCAGTGAGTCGTGTGGCAAACGTTTACGCTTCCACATCAAATCACTCCAATTTGTCAGCGGCCAACGTACAACTAACAGGAACTGCTAGTTCATGGATGCGTGGTGTAGCAATTGAAACAGCAAACATAGTGGCCAGTGGTGGATCAATAGGTACTGATGCCACAGGTGCAGTGAGTCGTGTGGCAAACGTGTACTCTGTTTTAAGTAACTCCACAAACTTCTCAACTGCTAATGCATTGATCACTGGCGGTAGCATAACTGGAATAACCGGTGCTGCATCAACCTGGTCAGTGACTACTGGACTATCGGCAGCAAACGTACAACTAACAGGAACTGTTAGTTCATGGATGCGTGGTGTAGCAATTGAAACAGCAAACATAGTGGCCAGTGGTGGATCAATTGGAACTGATGCCGCAGGTGCAGTGAGTCGTGTGGCAAACGTGTATGCCACCCTGGGTGACTTTAGTGCGCTAAATTCAGCTAACGCACACATAACAAGTTCAGCGTCAACAATTGGTACCACAGCCGCAGGTGCAGTAAGTCGTATTGCAAACGTGTACAGTAGCTTAGGCAACTATTCTAACTTCTCAACTGCCAATGCTCAGATTACTGGGGGCACCATTAATCTTGCTGCCGGCAACGTCACAGCTGGAAATATTTTTATAACAGACACCAGTATCCAAAATTATGAATACAACGCAGTGACCACCAAGTCATATGTGGATACCTTGATGATCACGTTTGGAACTTAATCCAGTGAGCACACGACCCATAAATATGTCAATAACGAGCAAACAATGGCCATATTAAATATCAACACAGGCATTAACCCAAACGATGGTTTGGGAGATTCCATACGAGACGCTTTTGTCAAGGTCAACTCTAACACAGATTTTCTTGAAGCGGCCCGAGTAGAATTTGCCAGCAATATCAGCACTGGTAACCTCACAGTAAGTACCAATTTGACTGCGGCTGGAACCGGCGTAATAAGCGGATACTACACCTACAATGGCATTGAAATTGCCACAGTGGGTACAACATTCTCAGGTGGTTTTGTTGCCAACCCAACCCAATTCCAAAGCACACAAGATACCACTGCTAACCTGGTACTAGGCGGTGTTATTGTTGACGGTGGACTGATTGTAAAGAAAAGCACACGTGCCAATGTGTTCATTGCCAACTCAGCCACAGTTGCTAACCTAATTCAAGGCGGCAGTTTCTACACACTGGGCAATGCCAACGTAGCCAGCGTGAATGCCACAGGTCAATTGATCAGCATAGGCAACATCAGAAGTACCTCAGGACAGTTGTTTATCTCTGGCAACATCACCGGCAGTGCCAACTTGTTGTTGTTTTCGGGTAACCTATGGGCAGGTAACGTAAACGCCACCAACTTCATGACCGTGGGCAGTAACCTGCGTGTGGGTGGTAATATAACAACACCGGCCAACATTTCAGGTAACTACATTAGTGGTACACTGACAACTGCACTGCAAACTAATATTACCACAGTGGGTACACTGAGCAATTTGATTGTTGCTGGTAACCTTACTGTAAACAACGCATCAAGCACAACTTACCTGTTTGGTAACATTGGCGTGTTTGATAGAATAACTTTGAATTTACTGCCAGCGTCACCACGTGATGCGGCCAGTAAAGATTATGTAGACATTCAAGCGGTTGCGTTTGGCATCGCGCTTAGTTAAGGATTTGGAGATATAAATGGCAAAAAAGCGTCTAACAAGATATGTGTTTAATCCAGGAATAGCTGGAGTGGGTAATCTGGTACTACCTGGAAAGGTTGATGCCAACCAGTTCCTGTTGATTACCAACGCATCAAAAGGCAACATCTTATACAACTTTGCCGACACCAACAATCGTGGAGCAAGCTCTGTGAGTTTCAATGCCAGTGCTAGCACTATCAGCAACACACAGTTTGCCGGCGAAACAACACTGACATTCAACACCAGCACCGTGGGCCAAGTAAGCGGTGACAGTTTAACTATCTTTGTTGAAGGCGACGAAGTTGTTACTCGTCCATATGACTTTGGTATGGATGCCATGTACCGCATGAGAGTGGCCAACCCAACATCTTTGATTGACGCTGACTTTGAGTACGGACTACAGCCCACCAAGTGGCAGTCATATCAAACTGTGCGTAATTATCCCAGCGTGTACGAACAAGTTGGTACTGACTTGACAGTGAACACCATTACCACCTATGCCAATGCATTTGCCAGTATTATCAACGTGAGTGTGACCAGTCATGGTTTCAACGCAGGTGATCCATTCACACTCAGCGCACTGAATTCTGCTGTGAGTGGATATGCACGTGCCGAAGGAACATTCCTGGTCTTGGCCAACACTGGTGTCAACACATTTACCTATGTGTCCAAGGGCAACGTTGGTCTTGTCAAGGACACAAGTCTATACACCGGACAGGTTCAAATGCGCCGTGCAGGATTTTACACAGGTGCAACAATTCCTGTGTCCAACATCTACAACGTGGGTAACACTGCGGCTGGCTCTTTGATGCACGTGACCTTTAGCACACCACACGGATTTGCTCCCAGCATGCCATTCTTGGTCAACGTGGCAGGAGCCACTGCATCCACCGTGGCCAACGTCACAGGTCCGTTTTATACCAACGCTGTGCTCAACAGCACACAAATCAGTTTTACTGCACGAGGAAATGTAGTAGCTGGCACCAATTTGGCCAGCTCGCTGACAGTTAGTTTGTATGCAAGACCCGACGGTTATGTAAGCCATCGTCCAGGTGACGGCGGTGTGCTACTGGGCACAGGTGTTCCCACACACGGTTCTCGAATCGCACGCCAGAGTAAAAAGTATTTCCGATACCAGCCTGCCAAAGGCCTATTCTTTAGTACAGGTGCGCTGTTTGCACCAAACTTTGATATCAAATCAATCACTGCCAACAACGTGAGCATTGGATCAAATATCACTGTTGCCACAGACGAAGTTGAACACTTGATGCAGGCCAATGCTGTGATTGTTCTTGAAGATATTTCAACGTCAGGCTACAACGGGACTTATCTAATAGATCAGGTGCTGGATGAAATCACATTCTCTGTTAAGGCAACATCAGTACTAGGATCAACTGCCGCAGAAGTTGGCACACAACCAAAAGTTTATTTGAGTGGCTGGCACGGTGCCGCTGTGAGACTAGGACCAAGCGATGACCAAAACGGTGTGTTCTGGGAGTATGATGGACAAACATTAAATGTGGTTCGTCGTTCAAGCACATTCCAAACAGCCGGCACAGTATCAGTCTCGCCAGACTCGAACAGTGTGGTTGGGTCTGGAACTAAATTCACACAACAGCTTGAAGTTGGTAAGCAGGTGGTTATCCGTGGTATGACACATAGAATCACAGGCTTGACCGCAGACACTTCAATAACAGTCACACCTGACTATCGTGGTGTGGGTTCAGCGGCAGGCGTTAAAATGTATCTGATACAGGAACTGCGTGTTCCGCAGACTGACTTTAACCTAGACCGACTGGACGGCACAGGACCAAGTGGTTATTTGTTCCTGCCAAACAAAATGCAAATGATTGCAATTCAGTTTACCTGGTACGGTGCCGGATCAATTGACTACATGATTCGTGGTATTGACGGCGGTTGGGTGTTTGCACACAAGATCAAAAACAACAACGTAAACAACGAAGCTTACATGCGCACTGGTAACTTACCAGTTCGTTATGAAGTTATCAACGAAGGTGGCGGCGTGGTCAGCAAACTGTCTGGTGCAATGACTGCAGGTTCCCCTGCCAATGGTTCCAACTTCTCAGTGCAAGATGGTACCTTTTTTCCTAATGCAGGCATAGTGTACATTGACAATGAGTTAATCAGCTACAACGGCAAGATTGGAAATACTTTACTAAACATCACTCGTGGTTCAACCCTGAAAGTGTTCATTGGTGGCGCTTTGCGTACATTCTATGCAGGCGTGCCCGGATCGCACAATGTGCTGGCCGGTGTTGAACTTGTGAGTTGTTTGGCCAGCCCAACAATCACCCACTGGGGTAGTGCTTATGTCATGGACGGCGGATTTGACACAGACCGTGGTTACATCTTCTCCTACCAAGAAAACAACTTTACCGTAACTACATCTGAACAAACACTGTTTGCAATTCGACTGGCACCATCAGTTTCCAACTCTATTGTGGGCGATCTAGGTGACAGAGAATTGTTAAACCGTGCGCAGATTCTACTGGAAAGTTTAGAAGTCACATCAGGTGACATTGCATCAGCCAGTAATATTATTGTACGTGCGGTACTGAACCCAAGTAATTTTGATACCAACTCTGTATTTCTCAGTATAAATGACCCTGTATATGGTAGCCAACCCAGCTTCTCTCAGGTGTGCGTGACTCCATCATTTACTGGCGCAAATGCATTCGCAATACCAGGAGAGCAGGTGTTTTCGTATGTGGCAAGTCCTGGACAGTTGAATACGCTGAGTCTAACGCCATTCAAGGAATTGACACAAAGTGCGCTGGGCGGACGTGGTGTTTATCCCAATGGCGCGGACGTGCTGTGTATCAACGTTAGATCTGTGTCAGGCAACATTACCAAAACAAACATAGTTTTACGTTGGGGTGAAGCGCAGGCTTAACTGTATCCGTTTCCACTAAATACTACATTAAAGTGGATAACTATGATACAGTCGAAAGATATTAGCGGAACTGCTAGTGCCAAGGACCTAAAGCGTCTTGGTCCAAATGAATCAACTTGGGTAATAAAACCCACTACAATTCGTTTCTTTGGAACAGGACTGCCTTACCATAGCTTTGGTAATCCTGTTGCAGTCAACACGCCTGCACCACAAAACTTTGACATAATTTTCCCCAATCGCATGGGCACCAATGCACCTGCGTCTACACATCAACGAGTGGGCGAAGGACTGGTAGGTGTATGGCTCAATGGTGTCAGCATGTTTAGTCCGTCGGCTGCACGTGGTGCGCCGGCCAATGCACCCCCAGTTCCATATGGATACAACTACAATGCAGCCGCAGAAGCTGGTCGTGATCTAGGCTATGATTTTGGCGAGGATCGTGCAGGCGGTCATGCCGCACCTCCGGACCAGTACCACTATCATGATTTCTCTTTTGACCGTGCTTGGATTTCTGGTGTGGGCCATTCTGCAGGTTCATTGTCTAGCACAGGGTTTGCTGAGTGCAGGGTTATACCTTACCTGCGTGGCGGCCTACGCCACCCAGATGGTCATAGTAAAATACTAGGCTTTGCTGCCGACGGATATCCAGTGTACGGCCCATACGGTTATACCAGCATTGGCAATAACTTGAGTGCAGTGAATAGAATGCAGAGTGGATACACATTGAAGTCTGCCGCATATCGTTCTGGCACCACGGGTGCAAATCTAATAGACTATCCAATGGGTATTTTTGTACAAGATTACGAATTTACCAATGCAGGCACTCTAGACACACACAACGGACGATTCTGCGTGACTCCAGATTTCCCTACAGGAACTTATGCTTACTTTGTGACCATTGACGCTCAAGGCGGTCCGATTTACCCATACGTGCTTGGTAATACCTACTATGGACAACCAGCTGCCTGGGTGACTGCTCCGCCAGATCAACTAACACAAACAACACAGCCGCCAAGAATTGAATGGATCACAACCGGAGGTGACCTCGGTACCTTCTCTGAACAGACTGAATTTGATAAAACTCTAGAAGTCAATGATCCGTCTGGGTTACCCACACGATACACATTCCTGTCAGGCACGCCGCCCACAGGTATTTCGTTGAGTGCCGAAGGAAGACTATATGGCTATCCACTTATCAATGACTCAAATGGGGACAGCACACTGGCAAGGTTGTATAAATTTACTGTTCGTGCAAGTAACAGTCTAGGTCAATTGGCTGACCGTACATTTAGTATTTCAGTTAATAATTTATTACCTCCACAGATATACACCCCAACTGCGGAAAATCTTGGATCTGTGTTTGATAGCGGATTTGTAAATATTCAATTTACTGCACTAGATATCAGCCCGTCTTCTGTGGCTGAATGGTCAGTTGCGTCGGGTCGATTGCCAATGGGTCTGACTCTTACCAAGTCCGGTAAGCTGTCAGGATTTGCACTTGCACCTCCTGAACCAGGGCCTGCAGGTACTGGCGGATTCAATGCCACACTATATGACGAATACACCTGGGACTTTGCCGGGCGAAGTCCCACTGTCACATATCAATTCACTGTTAGATACTACGATGGTCGTGCATACGCCAACAAGCTGTATTCATTTACTGTCATCAGCAAACGATTCTTCACAGTTGACAACACATTTATCTATGCCGACAACACTATCTTTACAGTTGACATAGATGGCAACTACTACCCAAGCATGCTAACTCAACCAGACGAGTTGTTGCCTGTGCGCCAGGATAGATACTTTAGTTTTCAATTCAAAGCCTACTATTTTAACCCTGCCGAGACAGTAAAGTATGCAGTGGTCGCAAGCGGGCCGGCAAAGTTTGACATGGACTCTCCGATTGTTGTGCAATTTGATAAAAAAGGCTTTGATCAAGACAATCTTTCTCTGCCGCCTGGACTGACGTTTGATGCCAACACTGGATGGTTAACAGGACAGTTACCAACTGTATCCACAATCGACTCAGAATATAAATTTCAAGTTGTGGCATATCCTAGTTTGTTTCCTGACAGAACCAGCACACCTATTACCTATACGTTAACAATCCTCAACGACATTGACAACGAGATTGCCTGGGTCACTGGCGCTAACCTCGGCGCTGTTGATAACGGTCGAGTAAGTACCATTGGAGTCAAGGCAGCATCCTTGAACAACAAGGAACTAACATACTCTCTCAAGAGTGGTAGGTTACCAAATGGACTTATATTATTACCAACTGGATTGATAGCTGGTCGCGCCAGCTTCCAGTTCTTTAACTTCGATATAGGAACACAAATCGACGTTGACCGCACCACATTTGATGATACCTATACATTTGTTGTGTCTGCAACCACCACAGACAATTCTGCCACTGCCGACAGAGAGTTCACCATACGCTTAAGAAACATTAATCAAGAGCCGTTTGAAAATCTATATGTTCGTGCTTTCTTGCCTGAATACTTGCGAAAATTGTTTTATGCTACATTAAACGATCCACGTATTATCAGTGATGATTTGTTATACCGATTTGAAGACCCTTGGTTTGGCAGATCAAGTGATTTGAGATTCTTGGCAGTACCGGGTGTACGTGCAAGCAAACTTGAAGAGTATGCAGTATCTATTAGAAACTTCCACAAGTCACGTGAAAGCAAACTCAGTGATTTGAAATACGCAGTTGCATTAGATGACAACTTCAATGTCAAATACGAAGTATTGTATGTTGAAGTATTGGATTACCAAAATCCATCTGTTGCAGGCGGCGCAGTGACTCGAGTCAACAAAAATGTGTTTCCTCCAACAGAAGATTTAGAATTCATTTATGTCACTGCTGATAGCCAAGACGATTTTGAATCAGTTGGTGCCGGTGTTTCAAATTTTGTTGACTATGGCCTAGTATCCTCTAGCCTGAAGAGCAGTGATTCTGTCATAACCATTTACCCTAACAGTTTTGCAAACATGACTGCAGAAGTAGAGCAGAATATTGGATACGAATTCCAAGGAGCATTGCCAGAATGGATGACTAGCATCCAGCCCAGTACCGGGCAAGCACTGGGCTTTGTTCGTGCTTGTGTGCTGGCTTATGCCAAACCCGGCGCAGGCGCAGAAATGTTCTTCCGGGTAAAACAAAGTTTGTCGACCAAAGGATACAGTGTAGTAAACTTGATTAACCAATACAAGTTTACCATTGACAGATATCAACTTGACAACTATCTTAGCAAGTTCTATGACATTGAAAACAGAAGATTTATTCCAGCAACCAACCCTAGTTTTAACCAAATCAACTCCATTGGTTTATACAATCGCGGCGCATGGATTGTCCAGGATACCAATCTAAATGCAAACATTAACTTAACAGACATATACAACTATTCAGGCGTGACAGTGTCAGTTGGTACAGCTGGAAAAATTATCACCAGTCAAGATGGAACCAATTGGTCACTGGTAGACAGTACCATTGATCTTTCTTACGAAACAGGATTGCCATTTACTGCAACAGGAAATTCTACTTACCTACTGTTAAGCGACGAGCCAAGACTCAGTGCAGGATCGTTCTTGCTTAATAGTAATGTAGCAAGCACCAGCTATTATATAACCAAAACTGTAGCAAACTCTGTGAGCAGAGCCACAGTGATTAGCAGTGTACAAAAACAAATACGACTGTCAAGTCCATTGACATCAACTCTAAGCTCAGGCGCACCAATTGTGTTTACATCCTTTGCTGGGGCAAATGTAACAGTGACACTGTCTGCATCAGCCAGTATTGGTAGCAATTTGATACTTGTTAGTGACAGTGATCAACTTGATGTTGGCTACGGATTTAATAACCCTGCTGCCGCGTCAGGAACATTTATTCGCGCCAAGTATGCTAACATTAGCCTGGCAGGCACTGGTAAAGTTGCAGGCACTGTGGTAAACGGATCTGTGCTTGATGCCAATCTAAACATCGGCACTATTTTGAATTTTAAGGATGTTATTACAGCAAATGCCGCAACAGGATCTAGTACACTAACATTCTCTAGTACAGAAAAAATTGGTACAGGTAGTTTTATGTCTGGTACCAACTTCTATGACGGTACCTATGTATTAAGCAAAACTCCTACTACAATTCAGTTGTCTGTGCCACTCAAGTCAACAGTGACCGCTGAGAAATACGGAGCCAATGATTTGGTATTTTCTCTAGGCAACTACAACTTTAACTCAGTATACTATGCAAATGGAAAATGGTTGATTGCTGGTGACCGAGGATTGATTGTTACTAGCCCTGATGCACGTACTTGGGATATTCAAACAACCAATCAGGTGCTCAACTTACTACATGGAGAATACGGCAATGGCCGTTGGATTGTAGTAGGTGTCGAAGGAATTGTATTGACCAGCACCGATGCCGAGGTGTGGTCTCCAATATCATTAGGGCTGGATGTTAACTTAAATCAAGTTGCATATGGCGACGGCCTCTGGATCATTGTTGGAGAAGCAGGCACCATACTAACTAGCACAGACGGACTAAGCTGGGTTATTAACAATAGTGTCACAACTGCTGATTTGAATGCAGTTACATTTGGTGGTGGTGTATGGGTAGCAGTTGGTCAGCGTGGTATTATTATCCGTAGTGAAAACGGTGTCAATTGGAATACTATCACAACAACCAACAAGAGCAGCCTTAACGCAGTTGACTACTCTATTGTGTTTACCGCAGTTGGCAACAAAGGAACTGTGCTAACCAGTGCTGATGCAATTGATTGGATTCCTGTCAACAGCGGCAGTACCGAAACACTCAATGCTGTCACAACCACTCGTGGCTTGGTTACTGTGGGTGGTAATAAAGGCACAATCATTGCAGAAAGCGAATTCTTTATTGTTAACTTTGGTGTGAGGAACATCAGCTTCCAGGACTTTAATCACACCACTGTGGATCGTTTGCGCACACTGGGTTATTCTGTCAAAGATGGCGATACTTGTGTCTGGGTGCAACAAGAAGGGTACTTGGATGCAGTACGTGACCCCACAGAACCATATGAAAATGATGGTTGGAATTTGATCAATCGCTTTGGAGATACCACTGCCGGAGAAGACTTTGACGAGTTTAATTTCAATCAGTGGGTGCCTATTCCTGGCTACCAAGCACATGCATCTGATCCTGCTGTGCCAAACAAACAAGCTGGTATTTGGCAAGTAAGCATAACAGACAACGTGGTTAGCATGACGTTCCTGCGTCAAATTGAGTTCAATCAAACTGTGTACATACAGCAAGATAACAATAAGTACTTCTATGATCCAAGTATTAAACTGGGCAAAACCTTGCCCGAGTACACTTTGAGCACATTCCAGCAACTGGATCCTGTGCGTGAAGTAGTAACAGCGCCTCTGAATGTGGATGTTTATTCAGCACCACAAACGGAGGATAAATATATAAAGTTCCCAAATTGAGCGGAGTAAAATAAAGAATGCCAAGTAACGTCAATCCATTTAATATCAACGGTAATTACCCTATTGCAGGTCAGGACAACGACTCGCAAGGATTCCGTGATAACTTCACGAATATCAAAAACAACTTTGCTTTTATTAAGTCAGAAGTAGAAGATATTCAAAACAAAGCCTTGCTGAAGTCAGCATTGATTGGTACAACAATCAACAACGACATGCTGGGTCAACAGTTGATTAATATACAACTTAAAAATATCACGGAGACTATCTTTGATTGGGGCACCACTGCCGGCGAATTTGATCTAGACATCAGCGACGGCAACCTGCAAAAGATCGACACCTTTGGTAGTATCACAATTGGACAGGTATTGAATTGGCCTGGCAATTTGCAATTTTCAAGAATGTTGGTATATTTGACAGTAAATAGTCCTAGCCACACATTTGAATTACCCAGCGGTATCACAACCGACTTGACCAGTTTACCAGGCTTCCGCAACAACGTTATCACGTTTGCTGATGCTCCGAGTTCTTACATACTGGAATTCTCTAGTGCAGACTCTGGTGTTACAGTTTTTGTGCGAGAACTCACTCGTGGCAATCCCAACTTCCGTGACCCTAACTTTTATCTTTCTGCTGTTACTACTAATCCTACACTTCGTATAGGTTTTGGTAACTTGTATGCAACGTCTGTTGCATTGGACAGTTACAAAGGTGGCGCTGATACTTTGAGTATCAAAGGTCCAATGACCAGTTACAACACTCACCAGAGTGCAGGTAACTTTGCAAACAACCAAGTGGCTGGTTATTCAGTTGCCAAGAGTCGTGCAACTGATCCTGGCGCAGGTGCGGCTGTTGCTGAAATTATCCTAAACGATGGTGACTACGTGGGATATGTCAATGCATATGGGTACACAACCAACAGAGATCAGATCACATATGACTACAACGAACTTGGACAGATTGGATTCTTCTCTGTCACAAGTGGAACAGGTGGTACTGCTGGTAATAGCAGTATTGGTGGTAACATTGTTATCAGCACACGGCCACCAGGCGGCACAATAGACGGATTGTTGTTGCCAGCTGTGGTAATTGACAACAGTCAAAGCATGACTGTGTATGGTAACCTTACTGTACTAGGCAACTCAACATTCTTTAATACAGAAACAGTCACAGTAGAAGACAAGAACATTGTGCTCGGTACTGGAGCCGGAACAACTGCACTACTAGATGGCGGCGGCATCACTGTTGGTAACGCCACAGTTGCCAATGCACAAATCACATACAGCAACACCCACGATGGCTGGGTGTTCAACAAGAACGTTCACATCTCCAATTCAAATACATCAACTAATGCCAGCACTGGTGCATTGGTAATTGCTGGTGGACTTGGTATTGGTGGCGCACTAAACGTTGGTGGCGCATTTGGCCTGACCAGTATTGAAGAATCTGTTGGCGTGGGCACCGGCTCATTCCAACTTGGTGGTGGTGTGTATGTTGTTAAAAACATTATTACCGCTGGTAACATTTATGCCAATGCCAGCACACGTGCTCAACAGGCACTGGGAGCAAATGCTCGCGGTACACTGAGCATCACTACTGGTGGTGCATACATTGGTGGTAACTTGGTAATCGGCGGTGACGGTACAAGTACCAACCAAGGTGGTATATTCAGTTTAAGCACTCGAGATGCTATTAGCACCACTGCTGATGCTTCATTGAAAGTACTTGGTGGCGTGGCCGTAGCACAAAAAGTTTATGTTGGCGGTCACTATACTATTAGTAATACTGCTAATGCAACATCACATACACATGCGGCATTCAAGTCAAATGGCGGCGCTGCTATTCAAGGTAACACCTGGATCTTGAGCCCAAACAACAATGACTTTGTAAAGATTGGCGCAGGTACAACTGCATTTGGTAATGCCGCAGGCGGCACAACAGGTGCCCTACAAGTTGGTATTCCTGGCAGTACATTATACGGCGGTATTAGTAGTGCTGGTAACCTGGTAGTTGGCGATGGCTCACTGGGTAACATCTACGCACGTGCCACAACCACAAGTATTAACTCAACTTCTGGTGCTGTGCAAGTATTTGGCGGCATAGGTGTGCAAGGCAACATCTATGTTGGCGGTAGTGGTGTAGGTAACGTATATGCAGACTCTGGTGCAGTTACCAACCAGTTCAACCGCGGCGCACTGGTTGTCAACGGTGGTATGGGTGTGAGCGGTAATGCTGTGGTGCAGGGCAACGTGATCACACAAGGCGGGCGATATGATCGTTCGGCTGCTATAACTACTCCGGTAACAAGTGCTAACATTGTGCTTGACCTTAGCAAGCACACCACGGTGGTTGCTCCTGCAGGTACCATTGCTGCCTTGACCGTCACCATGCCTGATGCGTTTGATGGAACTGATATTCGAATTTCGTTTACTCAAGCAGTTACCGCAATCACTCATACACCCAAAGCAGGTGATACCATTATTGGTGCATTGACCACTGCAACCGCAGGCTCATTTGCCCAATTTTTATATGTGAGTAGCACATTAACTTGGTATCGAGTAGGCTAATGGTTGACCTTCTTGACAGCACAGTGTAAACTTGCTGTTAAGGAGAATCAAATGTCAATTGACTTAACTCGTTATCAAGAGTTTGTTACTGCGGTAACAAGCGAGCCCAGCAAAGACCTTACTACATTCATGGACCAATGCGATCGTCTGGACGCAAACTATGAACTGTTTGAAGGCGAGACGGAATCAAGGCATGGCCCAAGCATCAATATTCCACTGCTACTCACGGCATGTCTAGGACTGGCTGCAGAATCGGGCGAGTTCATTGAAATCCCCAAAAAGATATTCTTTCAAGGCAAACCCTTGACAGACGAAAATCTGTTCCATATGAAGCGCGAACTAGGCGACGTCATGTGGTACTGGACCAATGCGTGTACTGCTTTGAACCTAGATCCAAACGAGGTCATTGCAGAGAACGTAAATAAACTGAAGGCTCGCTACCCAGGTGGTGAGTTTGACGCACACTATAGTGAAAATCGACAACAAGGAGATATCTAATGTCATCAGCACAATCAATCAAAGAAGCAATCGAAGCATGGTCTAAAGAGGACGAAAAGTTCACAGCTGGTAACTCAGCCGCAGGAACACGTGCTCGCAAAGCACTAGCAGAAGTTGGCAAGCTAATCAAAGCTCGCCGCAATGAAATCACTGCTGAAAAGAACGCACGTAAAGAAGCCAAGGCCTAACAGTGTTTCATCCACTGGCTCCGAATCTCAAAGAACTCAGTACAGAAGAATTGTACAAAAAGTTCAATGACCTCCAGGCTCGGTACACCCAGGCTTATCGATTTGGGCCAGTGAGTGTTATGGGTCAACTGCAAATGTTGATCAATGACTACCAAGTTGAGATTGGCAACAGACAAGCCAGGCAACTGGAAGAAATGGAAAAAAATAGTAAAAATTTCAAAGGTATCATTGATATCAAATGAAATACAACAGCTATGGACAAGCATATACCACACAAGACGAATTGTGTGAACTGCTTTACAAAAATCCAACACTTGACCTCTCCAGATTTAATGTAGAAGATTCTGCCTCCTACAATCAAGCGGTACGTCAGCTGTATGCTGACCTGCCGGTATTGACACAGTTTGATCCCATTCATACTCTCACAGTAGAAGAATTTGATCAACGTCAACAAAGCAACTGGCACATGCCAGAACAATACAAACAATTAGATATTGCAAAATGGGTGCTTGAACAATGTGCCACAGATGCTGAACTACAACGATGCGGGCATGAGTTGTTGTTGTTCCAGGCTAGAAATCTGTTGACACTACTGCAATACCTTAAATATCTAGTAGACACCCTAAGAACAAACAAAATTGTTTGGGGTGTAGGGCGTGGATCTAGCGTGAGTAGTTATGTACTGTACAAAATTGGTGTACACAAAATTGACAGTTTGTACTATGATCTTGATCCAGCTGAGTTCTTAAAATAACGGAGAAATAAATGTCAAAAAACTTATACAGATCAGCCATGGGCAAAGCTGTGGATATGGATGGATTGCGCCTTTCTAATGAAGAAGCAGTTGCAGTGGGAAACATGAAGGTCAATGCTCGTGGTGATGAGCTAGGGTCAGGCGGCGAAATTGCTCGAGAAAAGAAAGAAGTCATGGGCGAGTACTACAAGAACAATGCAATCTACACAGAAGAACGTGTTGATCAAATTCGAAATACCAATGCACGAGCTGGCGCACGGTTGACAGCAGAAGGTCCAGATCCTGACGTGTTTCAAAATCCTGTTCCACACAATGCACAGAACAGCACTGTGGATCCATTGTTAGCAGAACTAGCACAAGAAGATGCACGTGCAGAAGATGCACCACCTTCAAAGAACCTTCGCGGTAGCCTTGCTGACGCTGTGGCAAAAACTGCTGTGGTCAATCAAGAGTTGCTCAAGCCCAAGGGTAACAAACCATCCGGTCCATCAAGAATCTAAGAGGAAATCATGCAACAACCAGACATGCGAGATCTGTTCAAGGATCACGGCGGCGTAAGATTTACACACAAGATCAAACGACTTGTGCCACTCAAGGACAATATCATTGTCAAAGACATGACATTCTCTGAACGCAAACTAAACAGTGGTATTGTGCTTCTTGGCGACAACGGCAAGACTGAAGGTATTCGTCCTCGCTGGGCAGAAGTATATGCAGTGGGTCCAGATCAAGTTGATGTTGTACCCGGGCAGTGGATCATGATTGAACACGGTCGCTGGAGTCGAGCACTGCAAGTAGAAGTGGACGACGAGGAATTTTTAATCCAACGAGTGGATCCTGCCGCAGTTATTTTTGTCAGCGACACACGTCCGTTAGATGACGAAACCACTTCCACTGCTGTGATGGCGGAACGCAAATCTCGGGACTGACATGGGGTTCCGTAAACCAAGTCTCGAAGACGCTTACGATGCTGTTCGAACAGCTCTTCGAGAAATAAATTCTCCATACAACGAGGGTTTTACCGGAAGCTATTGCAAACACGAACTTTATCTGCTAAAATGCTGGTTAGAAGACGAATATAATTCACTACCAACATTTACCGGAGAAGAAGAATGGGAACAACAACGGATCGTGGAAATACTAAAAAGACCGTAACCACAACACTGACACAGGTGTTTCGAGGCCTACTTGACATACTGCATCAAAGCAGATCAGACCTACATCAAACACTAAACACGCACATTCGCAGTTTTGATCAAAAAACAAAAGAAGACGAACTGGATCTGGGTGTTACTGGATTCTGGAGTCTCATGTTGGAACTGGTGTTTAACTGCTATACCCAGACTGTATTGGCAGTGGGCATTACCCTGGTGATGCTGTTATCGTTGATCACTTACCATGTGAGATTTGTGGCGTATCTATTAGGCAACACATTCTTCCGGCAGGCTCGTCCATTGACAGAAGACGAGCTTCGCATGTATCATGCACAACAACAAACGTTCAACGATGCTGTAGGTCTTTTTGTTAAGAAAGAGCCCATTACTGAACCCGAGCGTAAGGATCCCAAGATTGAGGATGATGGCAAGGTTGTGCGCCGTGTGGTATACGAAGAAACAAAGGTAAAGAAATGAAAGAACTCTGGGTAGAAAAATACCGTCCAAGCAAAATTGAAGATTATGTTTTTCAAAGTGCAAATCAGCGTGAACAAGTGAGTTCATGGATCCAAGAAAAAACTATTCCTCACTTGCTGTTCTCTGGTAGTCCGGGCACAGGCAAAACAACTCTTGCCAAAGTATTAGTTAATAGTCTAGACATTGACGAATACGACTTCTTGCAGATCAATGCCAGTCGAGACAACGGCGTTGAATTTATTCGAGACAAGATCGAAGGCTTTGTGCAGACCATGCCGTTTGGTGAATTCAAGATTGTGTTGCTGGACGAAGCCGACTACTTGAGTCATAACGCACAGGCTGTGTTGCGTGGCTTGATGGAAACTTATTCTAACACAGCAAGGTTTATTCTTACTTGCAACAAACGTCATTATGTGATTCCTGCACTGCAAAGTCGTTGCCAAGGATTCCATATTGACAGCACAGACCATACAGAATTCACTGCACGTGTGGCCACTGTGTTGGTCACAGAAGGTGTAGATTTTGAATTGGATACGCTGGACAGCTATGTCAAAGCAACATATCCAGACCTGCGCAAATGTTTGAATCTAAGTCAAGCAAACTCAACGTCTGGTACCTTGGCCAAGGCTGGCAAGGATGAAGGTGGTACTGCTGATTACAAGCTGGCCGCTGTGGACTTATTCAAAGCTGGCAAAATTTATGATGCTCGTAAGCTACTGTGTGCCAGTGTGCGTGTGGACGAAATGGACGACATGTTCCGTTGGATGTACGACAATCTTGACTTGTGGGGTAACACTCCTGAAAAACAAGATGAAGCAATTATTATTATTCGAAATGGTATTGCCAAGATTCCATTGGTAGCTGATCACGAGATCAACTTGAGTGCTACCATAACCGAACTATGTCAGATATCCTAAAGCGTCTTGGTAACAAGACCTTTTGCGCACTGCCGTTTATACACCAGCACCAGGGCGTACTTAAAAAGAACTATCTCTGTTGTGATTCAAACTTGCCAATTGGTGATGTGTTTGATGATCACAGCGATAGTTTACGTCAGCAAATATGGAATGGTCAGCCTATTGCTCACTGCAACAACTGTTACAACTTGGAAGCATCCGGGCAAATTAGTCCAAGACAAAAACACACCGTACGTTGGTTAAAAGACCCTGAGGTAAAGCAATATCTTTCTTCTTGGCAAACAGGACAACTTCCTGACATTGTTTCCTATGACCTACGTGCTGACAATACCTGCAATCTAGGTTGTGTGATGTGTTGGTATGGCGCCAGCAGTTTGTGGGCCCGCGAGCTAGGCATGCCGCCCAGTACTCCAGTTCCGTTCAATCACCACAAGATGTTGGAAGCCAAGTATGTGTATCTAGCTGGCGGCGAGCCATTGCTGATTGACGAATGCTTGAAGTTGATAGCCGCTATTTCTCAACAGGAACAACAACCCGAACTAGTAATCAACACCAACTTAACCAGCGTAAGCGATGAAACTTTTGCACAGTTATCTCTTATTAAGAATCTTACATTGGTAGTGAGCGTAGATGCTTTTGGTCAGGTGAATGCATATCATCGCTGGCCTCTTGTTTGGGCCAAGTTCATGCGTAATCTTAACCAAGCAAAAGACTTTGTGGGCAAAAACAATATCATGTTCAACACTGTGATAGATGCTGTGAGTGTGCTTGGTGTTGGACAACTGATTGAAATAGAAGAATATGCAGACCACTGGAACATAGAAAACCTTGTCATGCCCGATACCTTGCTGATAGAAAACCTACCAACGCAGTTCAAGTTCTTGGCAAAGCAACAGTTAACAAAATTACAAGATTGTCGTTTTTACAGCACCGACATGGCATTCAAACGAGTCGTTGATCATGCTCATATACAGGTAGAAAAAACAGGCAACTCTGACCTGCTACGTGGATATATAAACAGTATCGACCAACGAAGAAAAATCAATCATCAAGACTATCTAGGAGTAAATTTCAATGTCTAGAAAACACAACATACATTTGGTAGCCTGGTACTTTCGTAAACCACGCCCAGGAGTAAAAACAAGTCAAAAGGGCTGGATGGATAATCCTGACAATGTGCAGTGGGATGAGAAGGTAGAAATTGTGCGCAGACTTGGCACCAAAGACCAAACTGCTCATGTTATCTTAGATCTCAACAACCATACAGTCATACGCAACACTTTCAAAAGTGAAGGTGCCTTTGACGAGATCTTTGAATACTTCTTTACCAACTACAGCGACTATATCACTCGCATAATGGCACAACTAGATCCAACCTATCTAACTGGCGTTGTGGAACGACTGCAAAAAGAAATAGATCAGGAGGGACCCCATGAAGAAGTTACGACACAGTGACAGTGGTGAACGAGGTTGGTTCATTGGCCAGTTTGAAAAAGCTGTGTTCAAAACCAGTGCCTGCGAAGTGGCCTATCAGTCCAATCTCAAAGGCGAGTCATGTGCGGCCCACACCCATAAAATTGCAACAGAGATAAACCTTATCACTGCTGGCCGTGTGGTCATGAGCGGACAAGAATACACCGCTGGTGATATCATTGTTATGGAACCGGGCGATGTATGCGAATGCCATTATCTAGAAGATACCTACACAGTGGTTGTCAAGGTACCTGGTGTGTTGGACGATAAATATATACTATGAACCCAGCAATGCTTCGCCAGTACAGGCAAAAGAAAAAACGTGCAGTTGACCCAAATGCTCCTCCACGTCCTACCTTGCTGGGCCAAGTCAAAGAGCTCAAAGACACCCGCGAAGCACTGCAACACCACGAACAACTGCTGGCATTCATGCAACAAAAAATGGATCAGCTGGAACGCAGACTCCGTGCCCAAACGGACTATTTGAACGCCCTGCACCAAAAACTGCTTAAAAAATAAGCAAATCTTGCACTTGCAGTGCAAAAATCTGTTCAAAATCAACGACTTACAGCACCTAAAAACGGTTGACCAATAAATCCGTTTAATGCTATACTATAGTCATAGTAAGCAAAAAGGAGCTAGAAATGACAGAATTTGAAACCAACTGCTACGGTATGTCGCAAGAAGATATCCGTGAACAATACATGCAGAGCATCACTGCTCGCTTCACAGGACTGGAAATGGTTGCAATGGGTGTGCTGAGCGATGCACAAGAACTGCTGGCGATGGGCCGTAACGAAGCCGCTCGCAAGCACATGAACATTGCCAAGTTCATTCTTAGCGAAATGATGGACGCTCGTCTTACTGCTCAGGAGGTTTGATATGAAACAGTCACATACCATGTACATCTACAAAACAGACCGTCGTACCAAAACTGGCGAGCGTTTGTTTAGTACCACAGTTTGGCAACATCGTGATGCGGCAGAAATGCGCCGAGAAGTGCGTGAACTGCAATACCAACTGTACCCTACCAGCCAGTTCCGCATTGAGTTTCATGCTACAATGCAAACTGTGAAGAATTTGATGACTGGCAAAGACATTCAAATTGATCGTGACACCCCTTGGTGTTGCAACCCTGCAAGCGAAACCTACTGGAGTATGTAACAATGGAATTTAGTAAAAAAGTCAACTGGCAAACTCACACCAACGGTCAGGGTCTTTGGACACAATTTGAGCAGGCTGTTACTGTGGTTCGTGTGGAACTTGCAGACACCTACGAAAACGGTGATTATGGTGAGCTCCGTGCTTACTTTGATACCAAGACTTGGAACTGCAACGAAACAGGACTCATCTATACTGACCCGCGCTGGATTGGTGAATTCCGTGCGCTGATGCGTAGCCTGGGTTTCACTAGCAAAGCCTGCGAGGACATTACCTACAGTGAACAAGGCATGCAAGAGTACAACTTTGTGAGCATGGATGTGGGTGAGGAGTTCATGCGTGAAGTTGAACCCATGTACCGCTGGGCTGTGCTCAAGCAAGATATTAATTCCAAAACTATTGCATAAATCACAGATCTCCTGTACAATCAGGTATAAATATTTGTACGCAGATGCCGATTGGGTCTGCGTACAACACCATTTGTTAAAGGAGAATAAGAATGGCTAAAATCATAGGTATCGATCTGGGTACCACAAACTCATGCGTGGCTGTTATTGAAAACGGCAAACCAAAAGTAATCGAAAATTCAGAAGGCGCACGTACAACACCATCTATTGTTGCATACGCTAATGATGAAGTTCTAGTAGGTGCAAGCGCCAAGCGCCAGGCAGTCACAAATTCCAAAAATACAATTTTTGCCGCCAAACGTCTTATTGGGCGCAAGTTCAAAGACAAAGAAGTGCAAAAAGATATCAAGCAGATGCCGTTTACTTTGATGGAAGCGGCCAATGGAGATGCTTGGATCAAAGCAGGAGATCGTGAACTAGCACCTCCACAAATCTCTGCAGAAGTGCTTCGCAAGATGAAGCAGACCGCAGAGGACTACCTGGGCGAAGCAGTGACCCAAGCGGTGATCACAGTGCCTGCATACTTCAATGATAGTCAACGCCAAGCAACCAAAGACGCAGGTCTGATTGCTGGACTTGAAGTACTGCGTATCATCAACGAGCCCACAGCAGCCGCACTGGCATACGGCCTGGACAAAGGCGCCAAGAAGGATGCCAAGATTGCGGTGTATGATCTAGGTGGCGGTACGTTTGACGTATCAGTTATTGAGATTGTAAACGTTGATGGCGATATGCAGTTTGAAGTTCTTGCTACCAATGGAGACACATTCCTGGGCGGTGAAGACTTTGACCAACGCATTATCAACTTCCTGGTTGAAGAGTTCCAAAAGGAACAGGGCATTGATCTAAGCAAAGACACTCTGGCACTGCAACGTCTAAAGGACGCGGCAGAGAAAGCAAAGATTGAACTTAGCTCAAGTGCGCAAACTGAAGTAAATCTGCCGTACATCACAGCAGATGCAGGTGGCCCCAAACACATGGCTATCAAACTAAGCCGTAGCAAGCTAGAAGCCTTGGTAACGGATCTAGTGGAACGTAGTATCGAGCCATGCCGCCAGGCCTTGATTGATGCTGGACTAAGTGCCAGTGACATTGATGATGTGGTGCTGGTTGGTGGACAAACACGTATGCCAATGGTACAAGGTTACGTGGAAAGTTTCTTTGGCAAAGCGCCACGCAAAGACGTGAACCCCGACGAAGCAGTTGCCGCTGGTGCTGCCATCCAAGGTGATGTACTGGGTGGCGGACGCAAAGACGTTCTGTTGCTGGACGTTACTCCACTGAGCCTGGGTATCGAAACCATGGGCGGCATCATGAGCAAGGTGATCACAAAGAACACAACTATTCCTACCAAGAGTAGCCAAGTGTTCTCCACTGCGGAAGACAACCAGCCTGCTGTCACAATCAGAGTATTCCAAGGCGAACGTGAAATGGCTCAGCACAACAAACTGTTGGGTGAGTTCAGCCTGGATGGCATTCCTCCTGCCGCACGTGGTACACCACAGATTGAAGTTACATTTGATGTGGACGTGAATGGCATCTTGAAAGTAAGTGCCAAAGACAAAGTCACAGGCAAGAGCAACAACATCACCATCAAGGCCAACTCTGGACTGAGTGAAGCTGAGATTGCGCAAATGGTTGCTGATGCTGAAGCCAATGCTGACGCAGACAAAAAGCAACGTGAGCTGGTTGAAGCCCGTAATGCCGCAGAGCATCAGCTATGGGGTGTTGAAAAGAACATGAAAGAGCATGGTGATAAACTAAGCGAAGAACAAGTTGAAGAAATCAGCAAGGCCATTGCAGAAGTACGTGGTGCCATTGCAGGTGAGGATGCTGAAAAGATTCAAGAAACGCTGGTAGCAACTGCTCCCAAGTTCATGCCGTTGTATGATGTAGTGGGACAGGCCACTGCGGACCAACAGCAAAAAGACACTGATCAGGCCAAGGCCGAAAAGCCCCGAGATGAAACAGTGGTGGATGCTGACTTTACGGAAGTAAAAGACAGCAAATAATAACAGGGGGCTTAGGCCCCCTAATTTGTTTTCAAGGTGATATATGAATGATCGAACGATACTAACCGACTGCGATGGTGTTCTACTGGATTGGGAATGGGCATTTGCTATCTGGATGCAAGAACGTGGCTATGTGCAACGGCCTAATGCCAAGGACTATTACAAGATCCACGAGCAGTTTGATGACCTGACATGGACAGAAGCCAAGAAGTTTACCCGGCTGTTTAATGAATCAGCTGCCATTGGATTCCTGCCACCACTAAGAGACAGTGTGTACTGGGTGAAGAGATTGAATGAGGAACTTGGCTACCGGTTTGTGTGCATAACCAGCCTCTCAACAGACAAAAATGCACAGAAACTGCGCCGTATGAACCTGGAAAAGTACTACGGTGATGTGTTTGATGACGTGGTTTGCCTGGAAACAGGCAGTGACAAACACGCGGCACTAGAGCCGTATCGTGGTAGCAGACTGTGGTGGATTGAAGACAAGCCCGAGAATGCTGACCTCGGATACAATTACGGACTCAACAGCGTTCTGATAGAGCACGGACACAACATGAAGCATGAGTGCCCTTACCCTATCGTCAAGAACTGGTCTGAGATATTTGAGCTGGTGCGGGTCGTGAACTAGATCCACAATGGTGATTGCATCGCCATAGTCTACCAGACTCAAAAGAATCCTGACGCCATGATTCTTCCACAGCATTAAACCACTCTATGCATTCGCGGAGTGGTTTTTGTTTGGCATTGTTTTCTACTCCGTTTAGTAACTGTTTTATTTGATCATTGCCGTGGTACAGGTCTGATCCGTATGTTCTAGGAAAGAAGCCAAGATAGCAACAAGGGTAAACATCGCCTGCCGCACTGATATAAATTGTTTTTTTAGTAACAGTGTCACATGTGATTTTTTCATGCACCTGATGAATATAGTGTTCTTGTTTGTTGATGCTTTGTCGGCGCCAGTCTATTAGTGTGGCAGGATCATGGTACTGCACAGTTTCGCCAATTGAATATACATGCTTGCCTTCACGATCAAACACAGGACCGTTGTTGCGGCCGTGGTCGACACTGTTGAAACTTGCAAACCCCAGTTGCCAGGACAGTGTGCGGCACTCGTCAATTTGATGTTGATTGTGATCAAATTTAATCATTTTCCAAATGGCATGGCCGCCTGCTTCAATGAACACACGTGCATGTTGTATGACTGTTTGGAATTGTGTATCTCTGCGATACAAAGAATGAGTGTCTTCTAGTCCGTCGATGCAAAAACGTACCACTGGTTTGTACTGTGCCAGCTCTTGCCAGAATGCATCTGTCCTGGCGCCAGCATTGGTACTGATATCTATTCGTAGGAGTGGGTTTGATTCTCGAAAGTATTTTACAATAGCAAGTGCATCACGTGCCAGCATAAAATCACCTAGGTTGCCATTGATCTGCACAATTTTTAATTGTTGCAAAAATTCTGGGCTGAGTATAGACTGAACATCTTCAAGAGATAGTTCTGTGATGGGATATCCTCCGTTGTGCGGATACCCATAGAAGTTGCGAGGACAAAGAGGACAGCTGGCGTTACAGTTGGTACTTAACTCAAGATGTACCTCTTTGATTTGTTCATACTGGATCATATCCAGTATTTAATGGGGTTATAGTTCTTTATAAATCTTTAGCACCTCCAACACAGCTGGATGACGATGAATGTCTTTTCCAGTTAATTCAACACCTGCCACGTACTTGCTATGTTGGTAGCGTTCAACTAGACCTTTGAAGTCTAGCAAACCGTTATCAGGATCTTTACGGTCGGCCTGCTTGGTGTCGCCTGTGACTACCATCTTCGAACCATCGCCTAAGCGGGTGAGCAACATTTTCATTTGTGATGGTGTGGCATTCTGCATTTCGTCAGCAATGATCCACGAGTTTTTGAATGTTCGCCCTCGCATGAATGCTAGTGGAGATACCTCAATTGTCTGTTCTTCTAGCATCCTGGCTATGTCCTTTGGCGTGTAATACTCTAGTATCACATCCATGATGGGACGGGTCCATGGTTCCATTTTCTCGTTTATTGTTCCGGGAAGGAAACCATGTTTTTCATCATCCACGCCCACTGCGGGCCTGGTTATAACGATCTTTTGTATTTCGCCTTCTTTGTAGGCCTTGATTGCGGCTAGCACTGCTAGCATTGTTTTACCTGTACCTGCTGGTCCTGTTGCAAATACTATCTTGCGTTGAGTATCATTGAGAAGTCCTATGTATGTTTCTTGGTTTAGACTTTTGGGAATTAAATTAACAGTTCGCTTTTGCGCTACAAAATTGTTGAACCTAATGGTGTTATCAGTTTTATCAGCTAATTGATGCGCAGTTCTCTGTTTGCGTTTGGACAAATTGCATTCTCCTTGGGTAATGTTAAGTGGTTGTTTGTGATGGTCCACGCAAATATTTAGGCGATGCTGAACCAGGTACAAACACCCATTAAATTTGCCCAAAATCTATCATAAGTATTAAGCTGTCCTGGGCACTCTTGCTCTTATCCTTATGATCCGGTTGGGTGATAAATAACTTAAACGGAACGGATCATGCCTGCTAGTTTACACGACATAATTACAAACACCAAAGATATCTATATGACAGATAGTGCTTTGGACACCCTGCTGGATTTTGAACGGGTCCTAGACGAATTGGACCTTTATGCTTTTGCACACTGGAAAGATGGCGAGCTAGTGGAAGGCCCAGTGTACGAAAAGTACTTTGTCACTTGTACTTTTATGTGGCCACACAAAAAAATGCCAGATCCACGTGGCGGCGAGCGGTTACTAGACTACGACTGTGCTGTGCGTTACAAAAAAGATTACCTGCATTTCCCAATCAAAGTCAAAGGCCCTGAAGACTATGAACCTGGTAGCAAAATGCCCAAGCTAGGCAAAAGTCCCATATGGCTGGTAGAAATAGTCATGCCCAAAGAACTCATGCAAGAAATTCATCGCGGCAGTGTTGAATTAGAAAACGAAAAACTCAGCGCCGAGGATATTGAAACAGCCTACGAAACCGGTGCCGATGATGATGTATACAAAAACGAGGAAAGTCAAAATGCTGAACCACAACCAGGAGCGCCGCCTGCGCCCGTACCAGCACCAGCACCTGTTTGAAGGACTGGAAGCCGGTGACTTGTCTAGACTAGTACACGACGAGTTACACATCGACGAGTACAAAAGCAAACTTGGCGAAGACAAGGATGTTGCTGTTATCAGTTTCAAAGTACGTGGTAAAAACCCTGCCAATGATGTTGTTAACTTCTTGGAAAAAGGCTACGACTGGGTCATTGACGCAGATGTCAGTTCAGGCGAAATGGCCGACGGTGACTACATTGTGTTCATTGAAATAGAACGCACCCCTGAACTGGGCTCACGTATCATGCGCATGCTAGACGACATGCAAAACGTTGTTGATGTGACCATCGACGACTGGCGTGTGCGCTACTACCAAGACCACAAGGAGTACCGTTTGGACCAAGATATACTAGACCGTGTGATTCCCAACACACCTGAAGAATACGATCGTCGTTATGGGCAACGAGAAATTGACAAACTAAAAGCAGTGTCTGGTATCAAGGTAGATACCAAGGCACCCAAAAACGAATATACAGAGAGCCTGCGAATAGCAGCCGGAATATTATAAGGAGCGCAACATGAGTTTCAAATTTGATTTTACAGAAGCAAAACTAAAACAAATCCTAGTAGGAGCACCACACGTGGATCAGTGGTTCCTGGCACTGGCAGAAATCTTACCCGACTACGAGATTGACACAGCAGAGCGTGTGGCCTGCTTTCTTGGTCAAACGGCACATGAGTCAGGCGGATATCGTGCGCTACGTGAGAACTTAAATTATTCAGATAAAGGCCTGATGGGCACATTCAAGAAGTATTTTCCTACACAGGAAAGCACAGCGGGATATGTTCGTCAGCCTGAAAAAATTGCCAACAAGATATATGCGAACCGTATGGGCAATGGACCCGAGACAAGTGGCGATGGTTTCAAGCACCGTGGACGTGGCCTAATCCAATTGACTGGCAAAAGCAACTACCAATCATTTGCTGACTCAATTGAGTGTTCCGTTGAAGAAACAATTGAGTTCTTGGAAACCTACGAAGGCGCTGTGCAAAGTGCCTGTTGGTTCTGGGAAAGCAACAACCTTAATGTTCAAGCAGACGCCATGGACATTAAATTGTTGACCAAGAAAATCAATGGTGGATACATTGGGCTTGAAGATCGCATCAAGCATATTGACCATGCTTGCCATGTGTTGATTGGACACTGATCATGTTATCATGGTTCATGGCCGTGTTACCAGACAGTTTCTTACTGTTTGTTTTCTATACATTGTTCTTTGCAGGAGCGGCACTGATTGTTGCCAGCTGGTGGATAACATTTATTCCACTAATTAGTAAGTATCGTTTCCCAACACAGGTGATAGGTATCCTGGTGTTTGCTGGTGGGTCATACTTGCTGGGTGGCTTTGGTATTGAGCAAGTGTGGCGTGAGCGTGTGAAAGAACTAGAGGCCAAAGTCAAAGTGGCTGAAGAGAAAAGCCAGCAGGTCAACACAGTGGTAAAAGAAAAGATTGTGTACAAGACCAAGGTGATCAAGCAACAAGAAACAGTATACCGTGATCGTATCAAAGAAGTAGCTGTGCAAATCGATGCCAAGTGCGATGTAGATCCATCTGCGATTGACATACTCAACAAGGCAGCAACTGATCCTACCAAAGGAGCCAAATGAATTTACTTAAATTTTTTATACTAATGATCTTTATTGTAATAGCATTTTTGGCCACAGGATGTTCAACAGTTGTGCCAGTGGCAATGAAGTTTCCTGATGTGCCTGTTGAGCTAACAGCCGCATGTCCGGACCTGGACCAAACACCAGCTGGTACCACCAAGCTAAGTGAAACACTAGATGTGGTGGTCAAAAACTACAGCAAGTATCATGAATGCCGTGCCAAGGTAGATGCGTGGACTGAATGGCATAAAACTCAAAAACAAATATTTGAGAATGTAAAATAATAATAAAAAAGGAGCTGAAAATGGCTGATGAAAACAAAGAAAGCGCCAAAGGCGCATTTATAGAGAAACTACTGTTTGCTCTATTACCACTACTGATTGGTTCAACAGGATATCTAATTCAAGCATTAGGTGCTATCCAACATGATGTAACTATTCTAAACCAGAAAGTAAGTCTAGTGGTGACCACGGACAGCAGGCCAGCAACAGTGGTGCTGAACTAGCACGTGAGAAACTGCGTCAAGATCTTGAAAAAGAAATCCAAAAGAACCGTGATGCTATCATGGAGAACCGTCAGCACATTGCTGTCTTGGAAGATAGACAGGGATTTGGTCCAAAGAAAATTGGCGCAATGAAGGAGTAAGAAATGGCACTAATAGATTCAGTACTAAATTTAGTAACCAAACAACCAAAAGATGCAGATGCAGTCAAGCATCCAGTAGGCTCACGTTCAGAGCGTGAAGCCAAAATCAAAGACAAAGCGGGCATGGTTATCTCTGTGTTTGCTTTGTTATTAGCAGTCAACGCCTGGTACGGCGGCAAGTTAGGTAGCACAGTGTTGAGCAATACACTGGGGGCCAACAACAAGTGGGCACAGTATCAAGCCAAAGCAGGTCGTGGCGTCAGCTATGAGCTCGCGGCCCTGACCACTAGTGATCCGAAATTAAAAGAAAAGTTTGCGGCTGAAAAAGCTCGCATGGACGAAGACAAAAAGGCCATTGCAGAAGAAGCCAGGGCACTGGAAGCGGTTCGCGAAGAAGCCAAGAAGTCCAGCCCATGGATTGGTTATGCGTCAACTGCATACCAATTGGCCATTGTTGTGTTATCAGCAAGTATTCTTGCAGTGAGCATGCCCATGTTCTGGGGTAGTTTTGTAGTAGCAGGATTTGGATTACTACTAAGCCTCAATGGCTTATTTCTCTGGTTTTAATCAAATATAAAAAGGAGCTAATCAATGCCAATCGGAAAACCAATAGCAGACTTCGGTGATACCGGAGATGCAGACAAAGGACTAGGAAGTTTCAGCACTGGGTTTGGCGCAAACCCAGCACCTGCTAGCTCATCACTTGCAGTGACACCAAGTTTTGCATCGTCAACACCAGCACCTGCTGGTCAACAAATGAACTTAACACAAGCCGGTAGCAATGCCGCACAAGGTGCAGAAGTCTTGGTTGAGAATACCAACACAGACTGGATCAACAACAAGTGGCGACCTGTAATGGGTTGGATGTACATGCTGGTATGCACATGTGACTTTGTGCTGTTCCCTGTGCTGTGGAGTGTGTTACAAGCTGTGAGCAAAGGTCAAGTCAGTAGCCAATGGCAACCATTGACTTTGCAAGGCGCGGGCCTGTTCCACTTGGCCATGGGTGCTGTGCTAGGTGTTGCCGCTTACGGACGTACAAAAGAAAAACTAGAATCCAAGCAGTAATAAATATTTGCATAACGGTCAGCAAAGATTGCCTTTCAAGGGATCTTTGCTTGACACATGGTTAATTAACGTGTAAACTATGCGAATGGACTACTACTCTATATTAGGCGTTGCTCGAGACGCCAGCGAAGATGACATTAAAAAGGCTTATCGCAAACTAGCGATGAAACACCATCCGGACCGCGGTGGTGATCAAGCCCAATTCCAGAAGATACAAGAAGCCTACGACACGCTGGGTGATTCCGACAAACGTGCCCAATACAACAATCCACAACCTCAAGGTGGTTTCCAGTTCAATTTCAACACTGGCAACATGGATGACATCCTGAGTCAAATGTTTGGGCAAGGCGGCAGTCCATTTGGGCATGACCCGTTTGCACAGTTCCGCAGACCACAGCGCAACAGAGACATTCGAGTGGAAATTCAACTTGAGCTGGCAGACACCATGCAGGATCAAGTCAAGAACATTGCTGTACAAACTGGAAACGGGCACAGAGAAAATGTTCAAGTCAACATTCCACGTGGTGTCACAGAAGGCACCAACATACGTTACTCTGGACTGGGTGACAATACACATGCTGGTATTGCACGTGGTGACTTGTATGTACAGTTCCGTATCATACCCGACGCTCGGTTCACCAATGAAGGACTGGATCTTGTGTATCCAATAAAGATCACAGCACTGGATGCCATGCTGGGAACTTCAATTGATGTTCCTAACTTGGAAGGACGAATCTTTAGTGTAACTATTCCCCCAGGATCGCAACATGATTCTAAATTTAGAATCTCCAATCAAGGACTTTGGGAAACTGGACAGCCCAATCGCGGGCATCTAGTGGTCCGAGTGTCAATTGGTGTGCCGCGTAACCTCAGTCATGAACAACGAGAATTACTTGAAAAAGTAAGATCCAGTCTATAAATAATTTACACAAGAGGAACTATGATTCAAAACAATCCAGAAATTGAAACCATTATCTCAATGGCCGCTGACAGTGCCAAAAAGCACCGTCATGAATATGTGACCCTTGAGCATTTGCTATACGCATTGGTCAGCTACAAACCCTTTAATCAGTTACTGGAAAAATTTGGTACCGACACAGACGGCATGACCAATGACCTTGATGCTTACAATGCATCACGTGCGGATTGTCTTGTGGAAGGAAGCGATGATTATACTCCAAGAAAAACACATGCCCTAGAGCGTGTGTTCAACCGTGCCTTGACCCAGGTGTTGTTTTCAGGACGCAATCATGTGCAGGTGATTGACATCTTCTTGAGCATTGGTGGCGAAAGCAACAGCTATGCCAACTACTTCTTGCTCAAGTATGATTTGGATCGTGCTCGTATCACAGAGTTTTACAACAAGCACTACAAAGAAGCTCGCAGTCGCAAGACCGCTGTGAAGAGTCGGGCCGCTGAAGTGCTGGCTGAGTTCTGTGATGATCTCAACAAGCAGGCCAAGGATGGCAAGATTGATCCTGTGATTGGTCGTGAACACGAGCTGGAAGAAATTGCACAAGTGCTGGCCAAACGCAACAAATCAAATGTGTTAATGGTAGGCGACCCTGGTGTGGGCAAGACTGCTATTGCAGAAGGACTAGCACGTAAGATCATCAACGGCGAAGTTCCTGCATATCTCAAAGACTACACAGTGTACAATCTGGACATTGGTAATCTACTGGCAGGTTCAAAGTATCGCGGAGAGTTTGAAGAAAAGCTCAAAGAGGTTATCAAATCTCTGCAGGTCATGGGCAAGACTATTTTGTTCATCGACGAAGCACACCAAATGCGTGGCGCTGGATCTGGATCAGGTAGTAGTGTGGACTTTGCCAACATGATCAAGCCTGCACTGGGCAAGGGTCAACTCAAAGTCATTGCGTCAACCACGTGGGAAGAGTACACAGGTAGTTTTGAAAAGGATCGTGCGCTCATGCGCAGATTCTATCGTATGACTATTGATGAACCCACTCCGGTTGTGGCAAAAGAAATCTTGCGTGGCCTGCGTCCGCACTTTGAAGAGTTCCACAAAGGACACATCACAGACGAAGCAATTGATGCCGCTGTGGATCTGAGTGTGCGATATCAAACAGACAAGAAACTGCCAGACAAGGCCATTGATCTAATAGACACTGCGAGTGCCAAGTTAAAAATTGCACAGGATGACTTCACAGTCACACGCAGTCACATCATTGAGATTGTCAGCAAGTTTACTAAGATCCCAATTGAACAACTGGGCAATGACAGCAACACTACCAAGAACTTGTCAAACCTAGATGTGCAAATCAAGAGTCGCTTGTATGGACAGGACCCTGTGGTTGACTCGGTGCTGGAACGCATTTATGTCAGCCGTGCAGGTCTGAAACCAATCAACAAACCAATTGGTAACTTTTTGTTCTTGGGTCCAACTGGCACAGGTAAAACTGAACTTAGCAAACTACTAGCTGAATATCTCGGGATGAAACTACTACGATATGATATGAGCGAGTACCAAGAAAAGCATTCAATTGCCAAACTTGTAGGTGCTCCCCCCGGGTATGTTGGCTACGACGATCGCAACCTAGGTGGCGGCTTGCTAATCAGTGAGATTGAAAAGAATCCCAACTGTGTGATCTTGTTTGACGAAGTTGAAAAAGCACATCCTGATGTGAGCAACATCTTGTTGAGCATGATGGACGAAGGCACAGTCACAAGTAGCAATGGCAAGAAAGCTGACTGTCGTAATGCTATTATTATTCTAACAAGTAATTTAGGTGCGGCTGATAATGAGCGTAACAACATTGGCTTTGGTCGTGAACTGCAAAAGTCAGACGAAGATGACAAAGCAGTCAAGGAATTCTTCAAGCCAGAGTTTCGTAACAGGCTAGACGGCATCTGCAAGTTCAGCAAGCTGGATGAGTTCTCCATGCGCAAGATTGTTACCAAGTTTGTGAATGAAATGAATGACCTACTGAGTGACAAAGCATTGCGAGTGAGACTGAGCGAAGATGCAACAACTGAATTGATCCGGCAAGGATTTGATCCCAAGATGGGTGCTAGGCCACTGGGCCGCAAGATCAATGATCTAGTCAAGGTGCCATTGAGTAAGAAGATTTTGTTTGAAGCTGTTGAACCCAATAGCTTGATCACAGTCAATTACGCTGCCGGAAAGTTTGAATTTGACATTCAAAGTACAAACTTTGATTCACCTCCTATTGTGGACGAAAATGGATACATTGTTCTGGACGTCGTTAAATCCTAATCTTAAGATACAGCATACTACCAAGTTATTCTTTGGTAAGTATGCCTATCGATTAGAACTGCATTGCACAGGTGTGGCATACTTGCGAGGTGGATTTTCATCCATGATGGCCTATTGCCAAGACCGTGAAAAACGCAGACAAATAAACTACGGCGGTAGCTGGCGCGGCGACCGTTCACCTGTACCAACCTTTCAAGAACGTGCGTTTGTTGAATCTTTAGAAAACATCCTGCCCGACTACGATACAGATGTTAAAAAACGCATTGAAGATCCAATGATGCAACTGTATACCAATGATCTCAATGTCATGAAGTCTATTGCGTCCAAACTTGATGCTTCATACTTGCGTTCAGTCTGTGTGCCCGAAAATCAAGATGGCGCAAACATGCTGGCCAAAGGCTATGTACTAACAGCCAAGCCCAGCAAATGGCAATACAGATTCAACACTAGAGAAGCAAAATACTCCACAGAAAGTAAAGAACAGTTGTTGGCCTATCTTGCGGCGCTTGGAGATGAAGTACATTTACCACAGAGTCTCAGAGAGTCACTAGGCGAAGCTAAAAGTCGGTATATCTGGGGTAGTTATATCTATGCTCATGATGCAGGAATTGCCACAATGATAAAGATGATCAATCCACATTTTATTAGATCAATTGATGAATTCCGTTGTTTAGCTGAAGATAAATAATATACATAGATAATGAGGAGCCCAAAATGGCCAAAGTATACGAAGAAGTGATAGTAATCAAAGTCAGCAAACTTATCAAAGACAATGCTGATGTTGCACCAATTGCCAACGAAGATGTTATTGTTGCCCTGGAACAGGTAGCACAAGAACTTGTGGGCACGGGTGTTATTGTAGAAATAGAACGAGCGTAAATTTACAGCGGTAATGAGGCCGCTGTTAAATACTTTACTGATTTTCAACCATGGAAGAACTATATGTCAACAAATCAATCCCGCAAAGCTAAAAAAATTACCATCCCGGGTAGCACTGCTCCTGTGGGTGGCGCTCCTGCCGCACCAGGTGGTGCAAGGTCACAAGAAGAACTGTTGGCAGAAATTGCCAAAGTTCAACAATCACAACAAGGGCAAATGGCTCCTGTAAACTATGATTTCAAGAATGTGCATTTGCACCTGGGTATCCCAGCATACGGTGGTATGATTTCTGAGCCAACATTTACCAGCTTCTTGCGTTTCACTCTGCTGGCTAGTCAAGTTGGCTTGAACTGGAGCCTGGACACAATGGTCAACGAGAGCTTGGTAACACGTGCTCGCAACAACTTGATGGCCAAGATGATGACCAATGACAAAGCCACACACTTTATGTTCATTGACGCTGACATTCGTTTCCAAGCCGAAAGCATCTTCCAGATGATCAGCTGTGACAAGGATGTTATTGGCGGCTTGTATCCTAAGAAATCCTTGCCAATCAACTATGTGATTAACCTAAAGCCAACTACAACTGTGCAAGGCGACATCTATACTGTAGATACCATGGGCACAGGCTTCTTGTTGTTCAAGCGCAACGTTTACGAACGACTGATCAAAGCACACCCAGAGACCAAGTACGTGGATGACATTGGACTGGGCAAGCAATACGAGCCAATGATGTATGCAATCTTTGATTGTGTGATTGATCAACGTGGTCACTACTTGAGTGAAGACTGGACATTTTGCCGTCGCTGGCAAGCAATTGGTGGCGACATCTGGGCACACAGCAAGGTGTTGTTGAACCATTGCGGCCACTATGAGTTTACAGGTGACTTGGAGAAACTGGGCATTGCAAACTTTGCGCAGAACATGACTCCTGCCACAGCCGAACAAGTGGAAGCTGATCGTGTGCGACAAACTGAACTGGCTTCTTCACAAAAGCCCAAAGAGATCATGCCGGTCTAACAATGACTGAGACAGAAAAGTTAGAAATTAAACTTGGAATCAGTGGCACCTACTGGAGTAAGTGCCCTGATTTTTCTATTTCGCTTGACGGACAAGAACTAAAGAAGGGCACTATCAGTGCCGCCAGTGATACAGTAGAATATCACGTGTTCACATGCGAACTTGAAGAACATGAACATGTGTTGGGTGTGCGTTTGCTCAACAAAGAGATGTCCGACACTGTGCAAAACCAAGACAAGAGTGCCATAGTCAAAGACCTGGTTCTGAACATTGTCAGCATTGAAATCGACGAAGTTGAGCTTGGTAAATGCAAGTGGGATAATTCTGTTTTTGTACTTGATGCTCCTGCTGACTACAACGGGCAAACAGTAACAGAGCTAGCTCGTTGCGTTAATCTAGGCTTTAACGGCGAATATCAATTCAAATTCTCTACACCTTACTACGTTTGGCTGCTTGAGAACATGTAACCCAAAGCCCTGCGATATGGTAAATATCATATACAGGGCTTATCATGCACGTTATAGACATATTTGAAGCAACACAACGCAGAGTAGTAGCAATCTACCCGGGACGTTTTCAACCTTTCCACCGCGGACATCGTGCGGTGTTTGAATACTTGAGCAAAGCATTTGGTGCAGAAAACACATATATCGCTACCAGCGACAAAGTAAATCCTCCTAAAAGCCCATTTAACTTCTCTGAAAAACAGCGTATGATGGCCCTGACAGGTATTGATACCAGCAGAGTAGTACAAACAGCAGAACCTTACCGTGCCAACGAAATTGTAGACAGCCTGGACAAAGAAAACACTGTGTTGGTATTTGCAGTGAGTCAAAAGGACATGGCAGAGGATCCACGCTTTGCCAAGTGGACCAAGAAAGACGGTAGCCCCAGTTACTTTCAACCTGCTCCAAAGGACTTGAGTCAAGCGGCTCCACTGGCACAACATGCCTATATCTATGTTGTGCCTACCTTTCCGTTTAAGATACAAGGACAGGATGTGGAAAGTGCCACTGCTATTCGTGCGCTGTTTGCACAGTCAGACGAAGCACAAAAGAAAGCCCTGGTCAAGGAACTGTTTGGTGCATATGATGATCAAGTGTACGACATCATGGCCAACAAGATTACCGAAGGATGGAAAAGTCGCTTGGCAGGAGCCGCGCTGGCAGGCGCTGCCGCAATGGGTGGCGCACCTGCACAAGCTGACGTAAACCTAGGCACTGTGTTCACAGCAGGACGAGCCATCAACAATGCCAGACAGATTACTGCACATGATGTGCGTAACGAAATTGGCAATGAGATTACCAACATTGCACGTGGTGATCGCAACCACAGTCATGTGCTGGGCATGGGCAAAACAGCACCGCAGCCGCTGAGAGCAATGGAAATGGGCAAGGACTTGTCCAGTACCAAAGATGCCGCACTAAAACAATTACAACGCAGATCAGGACAGCAAGTGGATCCTAACCGTGTGCGCTATGATGTAGATGAAGTCAAACCTGGAGTGTTTCGAGTTGTTGCTATCACCGAAGAGGCCGCAGGTGTTGGCGTTGTTGCCAGTAAAAAACAAGCCAAAGATCCACGCTATTCAATGAGTCTTACTCGGGATGTGCGCCCAGGTCAAGTTAACAAAAGTCTTAGAGCTTTCAAACTTGCAGAAAATGCAGAACAACTAAACGTAGGCGACAATGTGATCATCACCGGTGATGTGGAATTCAAAGGAACCACCGGAGTGATTGATGACTTTGGTCGTGACAAACGTTTTGTTATTGTTAATTTATACAACCACGGCAAGCATAGTTTCCACAGTAGTGACGTTGAACACAATGACTATGCGGATAGCGATGAAGAACAGTCATATCACTACGACCGCAATCCTGATGCTCGTGATTGGGAGGTAGACGAAAGCATGTATCAATACGATCAAGCAGATCCATTCAACAGTGAATTTGCTCCAGACGTGGGCATGGGCCGCATGACTCTACGTGCATGGAAACAGTCGCTCATACGCAGGGTTCGGCAACTCAGTACAGAATTAGACCAAGCAGGTCAACACATGGACTCAGCTGCCATGTGGGACAACATTTATAAAAAAATGAAAGCATTGAATCTAGATCCAATTGCACAGGAAATTGAACTTGCGCACAACGAACTAGAAAAGATTCGCCGGCAAGGAGGCACACGTAGTCGTGCATTCAAACAGCTGGGTGAACAGATTGTCATGCTACAACGACTTGCCAAGGACAGAAAATGACACAAAAATTTCGAGTTACACTGGATGTGCATTGCACAAAAAAGCTGGGTAACAAAGCCGCATATCGTTTGATGGTAGCAAATGAATTGGTAGCCGAAAGAGATTTCATTTGGGAACACGAAGAAAAATACATCCAAGAACAAATGATCTTGAATCTCAATCCCGGCACCTATGTTGTGGATCTACAGTCGTTGTCAGGTTCGTTTACTGTGGACAATGTCACAGTCAATGACCGTATGTTGTCCGGACTGATAATTGAAGTGTAATAAATAACAACATATTAAGGAATTATATGCGAAGCAGTGAATTTGTAAAAGACGCCAAGTTGGCTGAAAATGCCACTGGTGGTGCAACAGGATCTGCTGCCGTAGCCACAATGCCAGGTGCTAAATCCAGCGAAGCAGGCAGTTTGTTTGGTGGCACATACCAACAACGAGATAACCCATTCCGTAAAAAAGGTAAGAAAAAATGAGCGACATGAAAAAACTACTTGAGAGCATGACCAAGTTCTCAGGCGAACCCACACAAAAGCCCGGCGACCAAGTTCGCGGCACTGATCAAGCCACACACGAAAATCCATTCAAACATCGCTTGGTGGGTGAAACCGAAGAGTATTGCGATGCTTGCGATCGCCCTGTAAAAAAATGCGTGTGCGATGATGAACTCAGAGAATCACTCATGCAAGAGTATCAGTACTTTGTAAAAGAAGCTCCTGCTGTGGCGGCTAATGTTGTTGCCACCAGCCCAACTCCTGCACAAACTCCTCCAGGTGGCGCACCAGGACCAGGCGGAACAGCCGCTCCTGCAGGTACTGCTCCTGCTGTGCCAGGACAACCTGTACCACCACCCAAACCAGGACAACCAGCCGCTCCTGCGGTTCCAGGTCAGCCACCCAAGCCGGGACAACCAGCACCTGCAGGTACTGCGCCAACAGGCGCTGCCGGAACAGCAACACCTCCTGTGAATCCCATGCAGGTCAAGAAAGACACTGAAGCACTAACGGCATTACTCAATAACCCTGCTCATCCAATGAATGCACAGCTACAAGCATTGATTAAAAAAGCTGGTAGCATACCCAAGTAAGGATTAGAAATGTTTGTTAACGATCTGTTTGAAAAGAAAAAGCCCGAGCCAGAGAAGCCACGCAACTTTGTGGCCAAGAATGCCAAGATGGGTGGTGCCGGTGCGCACAAAGATAAAAAGAAAGCTGACAAGCAAGGCGATGCCAAGCACAAAAAAGATTTGGCCGCTGATCTAGCAGAAGGCAACCGTGGCTACAATCATGGCTTTGCCAGTCCCACTGCACCTAGCCTCAAAGGTCGTAGAGAGTTTGACGAGCCAGATGCTGTTAACAACATTGAAATTTCAATCAACGGTCGTCCATGGAAAGTGTTTGCAGGCAAAGGATTAGATTCTAGTCCAGAGTTCTTCAAACAAAAGCAAATGGTTGATGCCATGTGCAAACGCAAGACTGCTGAAACTGGTAAAAAATGGAGTTGGGGTGTGACAGGTGCACCAGCAACCAACGAAGCCAACTTGGCCACACAAGATAAAGAAAATCGTTTCAAAGCTATCAAACAAAGAGATCAACAGCAGGACCGATTGACTCATCAAGCAATGAACAATGTCATTGATGAAGGTGTAGCAGAAGGCTCGTTGAATGAATTTGCAACAAATGATGACGATGATGACGACTATGATGACGAGGAGGATGACTTCCCGGAGATGTTTGAGGCGCCATTTACTGCTGTTATTAACGGTAAAAAACAAACTGGCACTGTGATAATTTATCCTGGAGAAGTTACCTCGGCAGAATGGCATCTCAAGGACACAATCTATATCAAAACTGGTATGGATAATGTATACAATACTAGTGACTTTATTACACATGCGGCGGAATACATTCAAGAAATCATTAAATTGGATGGCCGAGGTCATAATTATGTAAAGCATCTAAAGCGTCGAGGTCGAGGTGTGGCGGAAGGTGCTGATAGCGAAGAACTTGCTGATGAAGTATATGCAGAGTTTGAAAGAATATATCCCAATCTGGCACGCCGGGCAGACGAACGCACAGTTCACGCCGCTATCATTGATGTATTGAACTACGGTGGAGACAGTAACCCAAGTGCCCTGGCACAGGATGTTGCTCGTGCAGTCAAGCGTGATATGCAACAAGGCGTGGCAGAAGGCATGAAAGCCGATGAGCTTTCACGCTACTGTGAAAAACTTGTGGCTGAAAAAGGCTGGGACGCTGCATACAAACATGCCCGGTTCATGGCTGCAGGCGCTACTGATCCTGCATGGGGCAGTGTGTTGAAATATCTTCATGCCATGAAAGACGGCATTAATGAAGCACATGATACCGCAGCCAAAGAAATATTTGGTAACCTATTTCACAATTCCATTCCACCGGGTGCAGAAAAGCATCATGTCAGTGCTGTGTTAAAGGCACATGGATTAAAAGACACTGATGCCAAACATGTGCTTGACCGGGTGCGTAAAATGGGATACACTGGTTCTCGTTTGGACAAGTCAGAGACGGACGAAGGTCGTATGGTCAAAGGTCCAGGTGGTGTGCCACTGGATCGTCAAGGTCGTCCTATTGTCGCTAAAGCAAAACCATTAAGCATGCGTAAGTGGCTTGTGGTCCATGATGGCTCGCATGGCGAAGGTGGCAAAGACATTATCGAAGCACCCAACGCTGAAACTGCCTGGGAAACAGCCAATGAGTATGATCTAAATATTATCAGTATCACTCCTTACCGAGGACCAGCCGGACCCACGCTGGTGGATGAAGGTGTGGCGGAAGGCTCGGAACTAAAGCAAGCCAAACGCAAGTACAACCAGGCCGCTAAAGATGCCAACTTGGACCAAGTGGGTGCAGGTAAAAAGATTGATACTATGAAGAAAAGTCTGCGTCAGAAAGACCTAGGTAAAGAGCAAGGCATGGCGGAAGGCGAGACTGATTATCAAAAGCGCCGTCAACGTGAACGTGATGTGGATGCAGGCAAGCCTGTTAAACCGCCGCCAAAGAATCCACAGAATGATTACTTTGCTCGTCGCAAAAAAGAACGAGATCTCAATGAAGAAATTGAAATTAGATTAATTGAATTACGCATGAACGGATATGAGCTCTAAACTATACAAACAGATAGAAACACAATGCACATGGTGGGACATGTACGGACGTATCATGCCCACTGCGTCTATCATTCTGATACTAATTTTATATCTAATAAATGGTAGTTTTTATCAAAGCATCTTGTACACTGCAATCACTGCTGTTGCCATTACCATGACAGTATGGTGGTTCTGGGCCGTGCGTAGCATTGGTTCACTGGCACAAAGCAACTGGTTGCTACATCAACACACAGAAGAAATAGTAAACGAGCTGAAACATGCGCGGCAAGACCTTCGAGAAATAAAAAATCAAGTAGTGCCACAACCAAGCGATGCCTAGCGTATACTGTACCAGCCCCTGGACCGGATTATTCATTCACACTGACGGCAAAGTCAAAAGTTGCTGTGCAGGCACATGGGAATGGGGCGACCTAAACACAACTCCACTGGACCAAATACTCCGAGATCCTCGAGTGATTGAAATCCGGCAAGAGATGCTGGCAGGCCAAATACCTGCATACTGCACCTACTGCCGAGACGCAGAAAACACCTCAGGATCAAGTCAACGTCAGTACTACGATCAATTCACCTTAGAACAAGACCAGCTGTCAGATCCTACCACGTTTGAATTACAAACAGTGGACATACGTTGGAATACCTTGTGCAATCTCAAATGCGTGTACTGTGACGAACGCTGGAGCACAACCTGGCAGCAGGCCAAGAACATTCCTATCAAGCCCATGTACTTTGACTACTACACCACGGTGTTGAATTACATACAACAAAACACCGCCACAATGAAAAGTGCCATGCTAGCTGGGGGAGAACCGCTGTTGCACAAACAAAACATACGACTGCTAGAAGAACTGGATCAGTCGGTCACTGTTGATCTTATCACCAACCTCAGTGTGCCACTGGCTCAGTCTCCTGTGTTTGATGTACTAAAACAACGAACCAATGTGCGCTGGCATGTGAGCATGGACAATGTAGGCCCGCAATTTGAATATGTACGCAATGGTGCCAACTGGGAGCAAATCAAAGCCAACATAGTTACTTTGCGCCGTATTCCGGGACACTTGGTAACAATATTTCCTGTGTTCAACATCTACACTGTGACCAACCTAGTGGACTACTATAACTTTGCACGAGCCGCAAGAGTAAACATACACTGGCAAAAACTACAATTTCCTGCACAACTCAATGTCAGCAACTTCAGTGAACCAGTACGTGAACTGGCACGTGAAAAAATACAACAAGTACTAGACAATCCTGTAATGGTGGGCTATATACACGGTGATGAGTTCTTGAAGCATCTAGAAAAACAACTGGCCATTGCTCCAGAACGCGAACGTGACTCAGAGTTCCGTGCATGGACAGCAGAATACGAAACAAAATACTCAACTGGCAAATTTAGAGAACTTTGGTCTGAGTTGGATTCGATTATAAAGACATAAATACGCTATGGACAAGTTACAAAAAGCACTCAAAATAGCATTTGCCAGTGAATTCAGTTTTTATATGAAATCACATAGTTTTCACTGGAATGTCACCGGACCCATGTTTCCACAACTGCATGCCCTATTTCAAACCATATACGACGAAGTATATAATTCAATTGATCCATTTGCAGAAAACATTCGTAAGCTAGGTGCTTTTGTGCCAGCCTACAGTCGTTATAGCATGCTCACCCAAATTGAAGACGAAACAAGTATTCCTGATGATCGCGGCATGGTTGCTGAACTGTTGCAAGACAGCGACAAGATGGTTAAAATATTGAAGCTGTGCTTTGATATGGCTACTGCCGCAGGCGAAGATGGACTGGCTAACTTCTTGGCTGAACGCATGGATGCACACCGCAAGCATTCATGGCAACTTCGATCGACATTGGCGTAAAGAACACACCTACCTTAGGACCGTGTGGCCCGGCTGCTGGGCAGGCAAAACGATTCGCTACCGTGATGCTTGAAGTGAGCACTATTCCCATGCTACCATTTTGAAACGTTCTTTGACAATGCCAAAGTATTCGCACTTCCATGCGCTTTGAGCAAAGAAGTCCAGATGGTGCCAGGCTGATTTACGTGATAGGATTTGTTGAGCTGCCTTATCCCAGTCAATTGCCAATAGTACCGGTTCCACCTGTTGCTTGACGCTCTGTATCTCTGCTAAATCAAATCCGTCATATTCCCAATGCAGGACTTCAAACACATTGCCTGCACGGTCCACATAGTCCATAGAGAAGTCTAGTCCCCATTTGGGTCTCAGTGCAATCAATTGATTGAACCGTGGTATCTTGTCTGCCCAGTTCTGTAGCTGAACCAGCGCGGCTCCGGTATAACCTTTGCGTTCAAACAACAAACTGTGATTGAGTACCGCTCCTTCAAGTTTGGGCTGTTGCACAAACCAGGCCTGTTTGATTGCAGTGCGATGACTACGATGGCTGGCAGTGGGTGTCATGTTGGCATTGGCATACAAGCGTTCCAACACAGTTAGATCGTAACCGTTTTGATCAAATAGATCCACAGCATCTGCAGAGGGTATGGCAGGATTAAGAATAGCACGGTGCCAGTGCCCTGACGTATCAAATTGATTTGGTGTAATGGTTAGGTCTTTCACAAAAATATTTACCAGTATTGCCACGGTAAATACTAAACAGGAAAACAAATGAAAATTTATATTGGGTACGACAGCAGTGAGTCAATTGCATATGAAGTATGTCGTTACAGCATACTCAAGCATAATTCCACACACGAAATTGTGCCCATTAACCGCCGAGCACTGAATGGCATTTACAATCGCAGTGACTCTGGTAGTACAGAATTTACCTACACACGATTCCTTGTTCCGTATCTAAACAACTACAAAGGTCATGCACTGTTTTGCGACTGTGATTTTTTATGGCTATCTGACCCAGCGGAAATGTTAAAAGAGTTTGACTCACGACTGAATGCTGTGGCCGTGGTCAAGCATCCAGAATATCAACCACATGCGCCAATCAAGATGGACGGCAAATTGCAGGTGGCTTATTCAAGAAAGAACTGGAGTAGTCTTGTGTGGTGGAACTGTGCTCACCCAAGTCATCGATCCATCACACCGCATGCTGTGAACACAGCCAGCCCAAGTTATCTGCATCAGTTCCAGTGGTTGGTCGATGGCGAAATAGCCGGACTGTCACGAGAGTACAATTGGTTGGCTGGTTATTACACTGGAGGTTCTCCCAAAGCCATACATTACACCGACGGCGGACCTTGGTTTGAAGAATACAAAAACTGCGAATACTCTGATGTTTGGAGACAATACCATGAGGAATATCAAAATACAAAATGAACGAAATTATCTACACACTCGTGACCACGCACATTACCATTGTGTGTGTCACACTATACTTACATCGTAGCCAAGCGCACCGTGGAGTGACATTCCATCCTGTGCTAGCGCACTTCATGCGCTTTTGGCTGTGGCTCACTACAGGCATGGTCACCAAGCAATGGGTGGCCATACATCGCAAGCACCATCAGTACTCAGACAAAGACGGTGATCCACACTCACCGCATGTGTTTGGTATTGGGAAAGTATTCACAAGGGGAGCGGTATTATATCATGAAGCATCAAAAGATAAAGCAATGGTTGATTCATACGGTCGTGGTACTCCTGCTGATTGGATGGAGCACAACGTATACAGTGCTCACTCCAGACTTGGCATTGGCATTCTCCTTGTGCTCAACACCTTGATATTTGGCTGGTGGGGACCATTGATCTGGGGCATTCAAATGATATGGATTCCGTTCTGGGCCGCGGGAGTCATCAACGGAGTTGCACACTGGTGGGGGTATCGAAATGGAGAAACTAGAGATAGAAGTAGAAATTTGGTTCCTATTGGCATTGTCATTGGCGGTGAAGAGCTTCACAATAATCATCATCTGGACCCTGCTAATGCAAGGCTAAGCAGGCGCTGGTTTGAATTTGACATAGGCTGGATGTATATCAAATTATTTGAAATGGTAAGATTAGCAAAGTTACGTGTTGCTAATTCCTAAAACAAACTGTATAATCAATCAACTGGAGGAATTTATATGTCATCACCACGTATGTTCAGCGGCGACCAAAAGCTGAAACTAACACAACTGATCAACGAAGGCATGCAGGTCATGCAAGAAGTTGAAACACTCAATGAAGGTCTTAACGACACTATCAAGGCCATTGCTGAAGAACTAGAAATCAAACCTGCTATACTTAAGAAGGCTGTGCGTATTGCACACAAAGCTGAACTAGGCAAGGCCAATGCAGACCACGACGAGCTTAACACGATTCTTGAAACAGTAGGTAAAACTCTTTAATGACAGTGTTCAATGTTGTAAAAGACATCTGGGCGTGGATCCAGGCAGACTTCCGAGAATGGCCATTTCGCTTTGCTCTTGAAGTCGCTGCCTGGGCTATGAGCATTGGTTGTAGTTTTACCATGATGCTCACTGTACCCACTCCACCTTTCTTGATACTGTACCCTTTGTTCATTGCACAATGCGTGATCTTTTGCTGGGCCGCTTGGACCAGAAAGAGTTTTGGCATGATTGGCAATTACATATTGCTAGTAAGCATTGATAGTGTTGCGTTGATTCGATTAATAATGCAATGAAAATTTTAATCTGCGGAGACAGCTTTGCAGCCGACTGGAGCATCAAGTATCCAGAACGCAGTGGCTGGTGCAATTGGTTGGCTGCTAATCACTTGGTAACTAACATTGCGCAAGCTGGTGCTGGCGAGTACAAGATACTCAAACAAGTGCAGTCAACAGACTTCAATCAATTTGATGCTGTGATTGTATCACATGCCAGTCCAAATCGTTTGTACTGTACAGTTCATCCTGTACATCACAAGGATCCACTACATCACAACGCAGATTTGATTTATGCAGATATCAAAGATCATGCGGCAAACAATGCAGATGCAGATGTTGCGGCCAAATTTTACGAACGTTACTTTGACTTTGATTATCAAAAGGATATGGCAAACTTGTGTTGCTGGGAAATTTTAAGTATACTAAGTAACTATCCTCACTTGAATCAGTTTCACATTGAGAACTATGCTACCAAGCACAAGTACGATATGTTGCCCGACTCATTTAACATTAACGATTTATTGAAAAAACATTATGGCAACACTTGTCACTTGGACGAAACAGGTAACAAAAAACTTCATAATGTCATTACAAAATGGCTTGACGAACTGGAATAAGTATTTTACGGATCGCTCACGTTACGAGCATGTAGAGTGTGTGTGAGCTCAAAGTCGCACAAAAGGAGAAATTATGAGTTATGTAGACGCTCTATTCGAGCGAGATAAAGATCGTATCCACATCGTGGAACGTGTGGATGGCAAGAGAGAATACAAAGAGTTTCCTGCTAATTACATTTTTTACTACGATGATCCCCGCGGTAAATTCCGCACCATATACGGCACACCAGTAAGCCGTTTCAACACCCGCAATTCAAAAGAGTACCACAAGGAACTGCGTGTGAACTCAGGCAAGCGTATCTGGGAATCAGATATCAATCCTGTGTTTCGTTGTCTAGCAGAAAACTATCTAGGTGCAACATCACCCAAACTGCAAACAGCATTCTTTGACATTGAGGTGGACTTTGATCCACTCAGAGGATTCAGCAAGCCAGAGGATCCATTCAATGCTATCACTGCAATCTCTGTGTACCTGGACTGGTTAGACAAACTGGTCACCTTGGTGCTGCCGCCCAAAAGCATGAGTTGGGAAACTGCACAAGAAATTGCCGCCAAGTTTGACAACTGTTTCTTGTTTGATCGTGAAGGCGACCTGCTAGATACATTCTTGAATCTAATAGACGATGCCGACATCCTAAGCGGCTGGAACTCGGAAGGCTTTGACATTCCCTACACCGTCATGCGTATCAATCGTGTGCTCAGCAAGGACGACACCCGACGTTTTTGTTTGTGGAATCAACTGCCCAAGCAACGTACCTTTGAACGTTTTGGTGCAGAGAACTTGACCTTTGACTTGATTGGTCGTGTGCATCTTGACTACATGCAACTGTATCGCAAGTACACATACGAAGAACGTCACAGCTATTCGCTTGATGCTATTTCGGAACATGAACTAGGCGAACGCAAAACACAATACGAAGGCACACTGGATCAACTGTACAACAAAGACTTTGAAACCTTTGTTGAATACAACCGCCAAGATACCATGCTGTTGAGTCGGCTGGATAAGAAACTACGGTTCTTGGATCTAGCCAATGAACTGGCACATGACAACACTGTGCTACTGCAAACCACTATGGGTGCTGTGGCAGTTACCGAGCAAGCTATCATTAACGAGGCCCATCAATTGGGTATGATTGTACCTAACCGAAAGGGTAAAGATGAACACGGTGATACACAAGCGGCAGGTGCCTATGTTGCTTTCCCCAAAAAAGGAATGCACGACTGGGTTGGTGCTATTGACATCAACTCGCTCTATCCCAGTGCTATTAGGGCCCTCAACATGGGCCCAGAGACCATTGTTGGACAACTGCGACAAACAATGACAGACCACTACATCAAGGAAAAAATGGCTGCAGGGTCAAGTTTTGCTGATGCGTGGGAAAACATGTTTGGTAGTTTGGAATACACCGCAGTGATGAACTGCGAGCCAGGTACTGAAATCACCATTGACTGGGAGTCAGGAGATGCCACTGTGCATTCAGCGGCTGACGTTTGGAAGCTGGTGTTTGATAGCAGACAACCCTGGATCCTCAGTGCCAATGGCACTATCTTCACGTATGACAAGAAAGGTATCATACCTGGCTTGTTGGAACGTTGGTATGCAGAACGTAAAGAACTACAGGCCAAAAAGAAAGATGCTGAAACTCCTGAAGACAAGGCGTTTTGGGACAAGCGTCAATTGGTCAAGAAGATTAACCTTAACAGCTTGTACGGTGCTATTCTTAATCCAGGTTGTAGGTTTTTTGACAAGCGTATTGGTCAGTCAACTACACTAACCGGACGCATCATTGCACGACACATGGACGCATACATCAACGAATGTGTGTTTGGCGAATATGATCACGTGGGCCGGGCAATCATCTATGGTGATACTGACTCTGCTTACTTTTCTGCGTGGCCTGCGATCAAGGAAGATGTTGAAGCAGGTCGCATGGAATGGAACAAAGAAATCTGTGTGCAACTGTACGACAGCATTGCAGATCAAGTGAATGCCAGCTTTCCGGGGTTTATGGAACGGGCATGCCACTGTCCACGTAGCATGGGCGAACTGATCAAAGGCGGCAGAGAACTGGTGGCTGAGAAGAGTCTGTTTATCAAGAAGAAGCGTTATGCACTGTTGATCTATGATCTCGAAGGCAACAGGCTAGACACACACGGCAAGCCAGGCAAGGTCAAGGCCATGGGCCTTGACTTGAAGCGCAGTGATACTCCTAGGGTGGTGCAAGACTTCCTAAGTGAGCTGTTACTTGATGTACTAACAAATGGTACCAAAGAAGGTATCTACGACAAGGTACGTGATTTTAAGATTGCATTCCAAAGTCGGCCGGCTTGGGAAAAAGGCACACCCAAACGTGTGAACAACTTGACCAAGTATTCGGCAGAGGAAGCAAGACTAGGTCGTGCCAACATGCCAGGGCATGTACGTGCGGCCATGAACTGGAACAATCTCAAACGCATGCACGGAGACAACTACAGCCAAAGCATTGTTGACGGAATGAAAACCATTGTGTGCAAGCTCAAAGACAATGCACTGGGTTATACTTCTGTAGGGTATCCAACAGATGAGTCACACATTCCTGCTTGGTTCAAAGAACTGCCGTTTGATGATGCGCTGATGGAAACAACCATTGTGGATCAAAAGGTAGAAAACTTGCTGGGTGTGCTGGACTGGAAGATTCCAGAAAACACAGATATCGCAACCACATTTGATAGCTTGTTCAGCTGGGAGTAACTGTGTTTCAGAGTCTAGCACAAATGCGTCTTGGGCTAATACGAGCATTAGAAGATCACCCAGGTCATCTTCCTGCTCAGTATCTAGACCGACTAACTGAATTGGATTTTTCCAAGCGTCCTGTAGAGCTTGACGGCCTTAAAGAAACTTTACTTGACGACTATCAAAGTGTTAATAACACTGTGATTAAAAGTTACAAGTTGCTTGAAGCCGCACTCAGCAAAATCGAAGATCAAATGGATGCCACTGCCAGTGCAGAAAATCTAATCAGTCGACGCTACTGGGAAGATCGCATGAGATGTAACTATGCTTTTTACAAAGAAAGCAGAGTAGTGCCTGTTGATCTTAGCGAACTGTTTTTGGTCAAACGCAGTATAATCAACAACACCCCACCTTTTGTTCCCATGCTATGCCTGGGGCCAAGCCCAGATCACTTTCAGTTTGTACACACAGTTGCCACCACTGGCAATATATTTTATGGTGTGCATTTTTATCAACAGGCGCTGGATGAAACTCGTGCTATGTTTCCGGAACCCTACCAGCACAAACTGCGTATGTACTGTGTTGGCAGCGAAGACAACGAAATAGGACTGCATTCTATACTACCGTCTGATAAATTTGGATTTATATTTTCATGGAACTTGTTTAACTATCTGTCAAAGGCAGTTGCGCATGAATGGATCAATCAAGCATCGCTACTGTTACGACAAGGTGGAAAGTTCATGTTCTCGTACAACAATGCACACGATCCAGTCAATGCCGAATGGCTTGACCGTGGTAAGACTACCTATATGACACCAAAGATCATACGAGACATTGCTAGTAAAAATGCTTTGCAAGTTCATGAGTTTGGATCGGATCAACATTATCATTGGGCTATCCTAAAGAAGGCCGGTGGCATTGACTGTCGGGTGGAATCTCATGAACGTGGGCTAATAAAAGACAAGAAACCTGTTGACAGGTCTAAATAAATCATCTATACTACTAATCATTACAGGAGAAACTATGAAAGACTACTTACTAGATATCGTGCAACACACACATGGACTAGGCATCATTGATCTGGTTAAAATCACAGGCGATGCAAACGGCACAGAAATTGATGCCATTGCAGAAGACCGCAGTGTGATTGTAAAAGCCAAACTCAAGAATCCAGTTCCGGAGTTTGTTGGTACGTTTGGTATGCCCAACTTGGGCAAGCTAAACACTATTCTGAACATTCCGGAATACAAGGAAGATGCTAAACTAAGCATTACCACACAAGACAAGAATGGTGTTACTGTTCCTGTTGGCATTCACTTTGAAAACAAAGGCGGAGACTTCAAGAACGACTATCGCTTTATGACCAGCGAAGTGATCAACGACAAGCTCAAGAGCGTGAAGTTCAAAGGCGTCAAGTGGAATGTGGAAGTTGTGCCAATGGTACCCAGCATTCTAAAGATGAAGTTTCAAGCCAGCGCCAACTCAGAAGAAACTACATTTATTGCCAAAGTAGAAGGCGACAAGCTAAAGTTCTTCTTTGGTGATCACAGCAGCCACGCAGGTAACTTTGTGTTCCAAGACGGTGTTACAGGTACATTGAACAAAGCATGGAACTGGCCAGTGGGTGCAGTGATTGCTATCCTGAGCCTGCCCGGCGACAAGGAACTGAAGTTTAGCGACGAAGGTGCCGCAATGATCAAAGTTGATTCCGGCATTGCTACATATGATTACATTTTGCCCGCACAGAGCAAGTAATCAATGTCCAACAGCCGCAACACATCAGAAGACGCAGTCGCACAAGTTGGCAACCGCTTTGATTTGGTTTTAATCATGTCAAAGCGTGTTCGAGAACTCAAAGCTGGGCATAGAGCCAAAGTAACAGACGCAGGCGGTCCTACCGCTACAGCGCAAATGGAAGTTGAAAAAGGCCTTGTTGGCCGTGAGTATCTCAAGAAAATAAAATGATCAAAGGTCTTCAAGGCTCTGCCCATGTGATAGTCAACGGTGGCAATACCAGTGTTCCGTATGTTACCCAAAACATAAACAATCCCATGCAAGGTATGATTCGTGTTAATGGAACAGACATGCAAGTATTTAACGGCAGCTCGTGGATTGGTATGAACACTAGTTATGCCACTGTTGGATTAGAACCCACTGCCGAGGAAGCTATCAAATGGGTCAGGCACAAGATGGCGGAAGAACAAGATCTACACAAACGTATGAAGAAACATCCTGGGCTTAAACAAGCCTGGGAGCAGTTTCAGATCATGGACGCACTAACAATGGAAGAAGAAAAACATGACACAGGAGTCCAAAGTGGACCTTGAGCAAGACAATCTCACAGCCAAGCAAAAAGACTATGCTGTATTTTTGCCGGCCATCTCAGGGTTTTATGCCACTTACATAGGCAAACAACGTGATCCGGTAAAAGGTCCGTATGTGGAACCTGCACGTATGCCAAGCGGAATTCCAGACATGGAGCAGATGAATTGGCTCAACAGTGCCCAAAGTATGTTTCCGTACAAGTGGAGTTTGTATTCAGGTGGGCATGCTAACTTGGACTTGACCAAACAAGACTGGTCGGAAG